TTAGCTTTTCATGAAGTCATCCGCTATGGCGTTAAGTTGTGCCGCTATTTCAGAAAACTCACAATCCAAATCCAGCGTCTTCACACTGATTTTATTGCCACTCATCATATAAGAATTGTTTGGCAGGACAGCTTCGTCTGTTTTCGCATATAACAGCATGCCGGAAACTTCTCCACCTGCAACAGCTTTATTTTTCACATAAGTGAAAATCTGATACAGATTGTTTGAATGAAGAGTATGCACGTCATACTGCTTTTGCGTGGTATGGCCATAATATTTTGCATCAATGATGAGTGTTTTTTCTCCATAGGTAAGCATGATATCGGACTGCATCGTTGGAAGCATAGCGCTTATTCCGTCATCCAAGGCCCATCCAATCTGCGATGCCGCAGTCTTTATTTGAGGATAGTGCTTCTTGTAATATTCCAGAATGAACTTTTCGTACAAGCGGCACATTCGCTGCTCGTCCAAAAATTGCATCAACTTAACAGTTCCATCTGCCGTTGTCTGTAGCAATCCCTTAATAACGAGATAGCATACTGACATCAGCATTTGATAGCTCTGATTGTTTCTGTTGAAACGGAAATTCCAGTTAATATTATAGATATCCAGTGTTCCAACATCTTTGAAGTAGAGCAGCAAATTTCGCAGTTCTTTTTTCCTTGTTTTGGGAATGTCATATCTCAGAAGCATTTCCATAGTCGTTTTCAATACCTGATTCATATATGAATCAACCGAAAACTCATCGTAAGTACATACAAGCTGCTGCTTTATAAGTGTCTGCTGTTTAATTGATTCTGTTAAATCAATCTTTCCTCGCAAACAGCTTAACGGCTCTGTTTCTTCTATGTAAGTACGCCCAAGGCCTCGTTTTATCTGAACAGACACACCTTTTACAAGGATGGCAGATAATAGATCTGCGGTATTTTCAAACTGCTCTGTCCCACAGCTCGCATAACCTTGCTCCCGTAGGATTTGAAAGGCATATGCAAGCATGTAGTAAATATTTTGAATCCGAATCATCGTATTGCCTCTCGCAGAGCATATTCCCAATCACGAACTTTACTCGGCTCATCAAACCAATATTCGTTTAACAGCGGAATAATTTCATAAGTAATCACAGCGTTTAGCCACATATCATCAATGCTGTTTTCAGTGCAGAAATAGCTGTGGCCAATGCGGAAACCTCTGCCAAGAGTCTCATCGTTTTCAATAGCTACATTCAGTTTTTCGATCGCAGCAATCAGATTATCAAATTTCTTATTATTTTTCTCCTGACAATACTGACGGAATCCTTCTGTATCAAATGCCGGAGAGAACTCAAAGAAAGCAAAGCGACGACGCAAAGCATAGTCCAGCATTGCAAGACTGCGGTCAGCTGTATTCATCATTCCGATAATGTAAACATTTGCAGGAACAGAGAATTTCTCGTCAGAGTAAAGCAACTGCAAAGATACGCCTCTCTTATCGTTTTCGATCAGCATGAACAGCTCGCCGAAAATTTTGCTAAGATTGCCTCTGTTGATTTCATCGATAATAAAGAAATAATCATTCTCGATGTCCATTTCGGCTTTTTTACAGAAATTGTAGAATGGTCCCTTTTTCAACTCAAATCCGGTTGAGGCAGGACGGAATCCCATAATGAAATCTTCATAGCTGTAACTCTGGTGGAACTGCACCATCATTACACGGCTGGAGTCCTTCACTCCCATCATCGAATATGCGAGTCGCTTTGCAGCAAAAGTTTTACCGACACCCGGAGCGCCCTGCATGATAACATTCTTTTTATTCCTCAGCAAATTCGTAAGAATATTATAGTTCGATTCACTCATATATACTTCGCCAAGGAAATCGTCTGCGCTATATACCGGATATTCGATTTCGGCCTCTTCGATTTCACCAACGCTCTCGTCTTCAAATAAGGCTGACAGCTGCTCCACATATTCCGTATAAGAAGTAACATCTGTTAGGACTTTAGTAATCGCATTTCCCGGATGGTCCCATTCGCCCTTATGTGTCCAATTTACCTTACGAATGTTCTTGTACTCAGGGTCACGATCAGGGTCGTAAATATAGTCTGATGTTACGACGCCACGGCCAACAATTGTACGTTTGCCGCTTTTCGCAAAAATAACATCTCCGGGCTTAAGCTCGTGAACAAACTGCCACGTTTCCAAAGAAGCGTGTTTATAGGAGCGAGTACCTGTATCCGTTCCGCAGGCCTTCATCTGCTCCTGCATTTCTGTTCTCGATGCATATTGGCTAAGATCGCCGATGTATTCACGGGCAATCGCCATAATGCCGTCTTTATAAAATTCTTCCCACTTGGCAGACCCATACCCCGGCGAATAAATCCAATAATGGACTGTATGAACATCCTTGTCACCGATTGCTTCACCAGCATTGGCCCTTTGGCTGGATGCAGCTGCAGCACGGTTTTCCTCATTAACCTCCTCTGAGATTATCCATGCATAATAAGACAGCTCAGGGAAATTCTTGTACTTGTAGTCGTTGTTTTCAAGAACACGAAGACAGTCCGCATTGATCTTCAGATACTCACTTCCCGAAGGAACAGTATCCAAATCTCCCAAACCCTCTCTGAACTCTACAGGCATATTTTCAGGGAGAAGCATATACCAGCGATTACGAGAATCCAGATTAATAAATTCATAAGGACGAATCCAGTATAAAGCCATCGTCAGATTCCACTTGATTCCCTTTTGAAGAAGTGCTTTGTCGTACGCCTGAATAAATGCTGCTTTGCTGCTTTCAGAATGTGTTTTGCTATATTCCATTGCAGCAGAAAAAACACTCCAGATATTTTCAATATCTCCGTCCTGACGGTCGCCCACAAAATAATAGAAGGTAGCCGCCATATTGTTCAGTACCGGAATGCCATCAAAATTCTCAGGCACTGGAGATTTGACAGAAAATTCGGTCGCAAGGCCCTGCAGGATCTTGATTCGATTTGCGTTTGTTATGCCTTTGTTAAACAGACCATAAATTGTAAATGGATCGATATCTACGATGTTGTTGTCCTTCTCCAGTTTTGGCAAGCGCATACCAATAGCAGTATAGACAGCCTTTACTTTTTCAATCAGCGTTTGTCTATCTGTTGCATACGGCAGGAGCTTGTCCGCAAATTCTGTATAGAAATCTACCCATGAAAGATATTCTTTGTTATTCATTTGCGCTTCCTCCTTATACATCAGAACTTGTTTGCTCATTGTCATGGATTGCCTTCTCTATAGCCTCAGCTAACTGCATTATTTTATTATTGTGGCTTCCAGTATAATGGTACATCAAGTAACGGATATCCACAACAATTCCTTGTACTCGCTCATAATCGTGATTTCCAGATTTCCACTCTCCACGGGCCTCGCCTATATTTCCGTATATTGAATCAAAGCCAAAAACATTTTTTGCGCTATTATATGGCATTAAAAAAGCATTGTACACGGGTACATCTTCCCCGTATTCACGTTTGAAACGTTCCTGTGTGTATATGTATTCTCCATATGTAATTTGCTTGTTAATAGAAGATGATTCTGGTAAATGCATAGGATTCCCCGTTATACCATAACGATAGTACTTGGCATCCAAAACATAAATTTTACCATTGTACAGCATAATCGAATCCGGCTCTAAGGCAAAATTTTCTTTTACTTTGCCCTTAAGATACCACCGTGTTCGAGGGAAATATCTGTACTTGTCTTTAATTCCATATACTCGATCAATCAATTTTTCCCATACGTATTCAAAGGAATCGGTGCCAAAATAAAATTGCTTCAGGTTTGTTTGCTCATCAATATATTGCAAAACCGCAATCATGGCCGCAAACAAGCGCTTATCTTTATCATTGTTTGTTCTTGCCAACTTGTCATTTAAAACAGAAAGAAACATTTTCGTATTCTTTTCAATCGTTGGTTTTGGCGGCAAATCGGGCGTGAATAACCATCCAATCTTTTGAAAACTTTCATACACACAATACTTGTGAATTTGCGTTATCAGATTTTTATCGTTAGGAGATGAAACCCTTACAGTATATTCTGTGTATACAGGTGAGCCATCGGCCTGAATAAGAGGCCGTTGTTTTCTTATTGTTTTTGCCCAATCAATACTACCTCTATCACTTGTCTTAAAAACAGGCTCCTTTTCTGTGTAATAAGAATTTTGTTCCAGATAGTAATTGATTACTTCCATATAAGCGTTGATTGGGAAATCGACCGATTGTGGCGCTTCAAATTTCTTCATGGCGAGTACACGGTCTGACTTATCGGTGAATTCAGCAAGTACAGAAATCAAATGCAATATATCTCTACGGATTTCTTGATCTGTTTCGGGCAACTGATATCCAACCGGGAAATAGACCATTGCATTTTCAGAATCCGCTTTAATTCCGACAAAACGATCTCCCTCATCATTTTTATTAATATGGCATCTGTCAAGCAATCTTGCGTCTAAATCCACGGTATCACCACCTCATGTTAATCTTCGCCGTTGTTCTGCCCGGTAATGGCATTAAACATTCCTTCTTTAAAAAAGGCAAAACGCTCATTTCCTTTTTCAGATGTAAATTTTTTTATAACAGCTTCAAGACTCTTGTAAGTGCTTATTTCAAAAATATTTTCACGAGAAAACTTAAACGCATCATCCCACAGATACTTTATTACTTTTTCAGGAAAACAACTATTGTGGCGTTTTGCAACAATTCGTTCCTGTTCACTCGCATTTACGTCATCTGCAACCGGATCATACCAGAGATCCAGTTTAGAAACAAAATAGGCACCTAAACGCTTGTCTTCAGAGGATGTCATTCTTACATTGCCATCTAAAATTTCCTTATTGATAGCACGACAAAAAGCGCTCCATGTCACATCAGTGTCTAAAATTTTGTCATTTGCGTAAGGATGATTTTCAAAAGAATTCTCAATCAAACGCATATGCCAACGTCTTTGAAAGGCAGTATCTAAGGTGAACACATTCTGGTCAGATGTGTTCATTGTCCCGACGATAGACATATTAGAGGGAATGCGAACTTTATGTTCTGGATCTCCGTAGACGATCGCCGCAACATTCGCATTAGTGATGGAATACTCACTGGTCCCCATAGGAAAACTTGTATCATCCGTTGTTCTGTCTAAGAGTTGGAATACCTCACCAAAAATTGCTGGAGCATTCCCACGATTGATTTCTTCGATAATCAGAAAATATTCAACATCTGGATTGTGGTATGCTTTCCACAACAATCTGGTAAATGGGCCGGGCGTAAATAGATAACGTACTTTGTCATCAGCAGATACTGTCGGCAATATCTGGCCAACGAAGTCAGAATACGTGTAATCCGGATGAAACACAAGACGCTCCATTCGGCTTTCATCACTACAATATTCATGTTGAATAGTGTAACTTTTACCAGAACCGGGGACGCCGTAAAGCAATACATTTGTACCGCCTTTCTTTCTGTCACAGTGATCTAAATCCAAACCGTCATGCCCAGTTCCGTCATCAACTCTATCTGGTGTAGTGTACCCCAGCAATTGACTTAAATTGTCCATTGTACTATGAATTCGATTATTATCCATTACAGACTACCTCCATATAACTTTTCTAAGAAATCTGCTTCAAGAACCTCTGATTTAACTTCCATGTGTCTACCGGAATCACTGATAGACCATTCAGGACGTTGAATAACATGAAGTAGCCCGGCAAATTCAAAATACTGAGGCGTATATTGGTGTCCTTTTGGCTTCTCTACTACATTCCTCATAGTGAAGTCATATTCACCATTACGGTATCTGGTAATATAATCATCCAGAGTGGCCTCTTCGACATCACAATCATCATGTCGAATGCAAGTGTTCAACAAATACCATTCCCATTTGTCCATACGCCCGTATTTGTTCAATGCTCTCAGTGTCGCTCTTAATGGATGTAATTTGCTTCCATCACTGTTTTTGAAATAGTAAAAGCGTAATGCATCGCAATAAGCTTCCTCATATAACTTCTTGATTTCTGCATAAATCTTTTCTTTTACGTCATCTTCGTAATTGTCAGCAAGCCCGACTTGTTCTTCCAATTTAGCTGCTTGATAGACCAATTTCCCTCTATTCGTCAGAAGATTTTGTATATCTATCTCGTTTCGGCTGCTAAAAGAGTTTTCATTTAAAAAACCAAAATTTACACAAACACGTTTTACCGTTCGTACCGCACCTGAAGATGACATTTGCATTCGCTCCGCTAAACGATCTTGTATCCCGTTCCCCCAAGACGAATGATTCGTAAATGAGGAATCCGACAAGCAATCGATCATGATTCGGAGCTGCCTATGTAAATCTGGCCCAATATTTCGACCGGTATAGTCCCAGCCACGAAGATCCATAGTCCATTCCTCCTTTTCATTACTTCTTTTTCAACACCAATATCTCATCGTATTTGATGATGCCACCACGATTGCCTCGCGGAAGATGAAGGTATCTATCACGAATAACATATTTGAAACTAAGTTCAAATGAATATTCATTTTTCTCTGCTATCTCAGCCAAAATCTTTGCTGTAGGAATACTCTGTCCACGAATATTACTATCTCCAACCACGATCACATATCGTCCGCCTTGTTTCAATTCTTCGCGTACAGCAATCATGTTTTTTGCCATATCCTCAAAATAGGTATTTACAATGTCTGCACGTTTTGCATCAACTTCAGCGATTTTTTCTACAATCGGAACAAGCGTTTCTGATTGCGAGGCGTAGTGGTATTTGTCATAGAAAGATTTTGAAATTTCTGTACCAATATATGACTGTTTGCTTTTTTTCAGCTCTTCATCCGAGGCTAAGCCGAGCCACATATCTTCAAAACGAAGGCTGCGTACATAGTCATATGCATTAATGTATGGCGGAGATGTTACTGCCAAATCGATAGTATTTTCTGCACCGATTGTTCTGGCGTCATTACTCTCCAAAATAGTGCTACTACAATGGAGTGGCGCAACTGCCTCAGAAAATCCAACAATAGCCTCTCTATACATATGTTCTACCTTAAAGAACAGTTCTGATGGGTCCGCAGGTGTCTTAGGATACTTTGTGGATATATAAGGCTTTGGAGAAACCTCATCAGCATTCGAAACCTTTCGAATAATTCCAGAAAGGACAACATACAAATAATCTTTCACATTCTGGTTGTCTGCTACAAGTTTATCAATTGTATATTTAAAGAAAGAAAGCCACAGAATGGATTTATCACAAAACCACTTCTCGATATTTGGAATGCCGGGAATTGGGTACTGCAAACTTTCGTCGGGAGACATCTCTTTAATTTTCTTTACGACATCGTCAAGAAAATCAATATCTTCCTTGGAGTAAACTGTAGTTTTCACTTTGACGAGCAATCGGGCAAACGGGTCAATATCAATCGACATAGCATTTCTACCTAAAAGCATTGCTTCTATCGCAGTTGTTCCAGAACCGCAGAACGGGTCCAGTACAGTCTCGCCAGCTTTTGAATATGCGTTAATTGCAAAACGAGGAACGGCAGAAATATACCTCGTCGGGTATTTATTAAACAATCTATTGGTTGAAGCTACAATTTTAGCCTTGTCGGGGATGATTTCATATATCTGATCCTGAATCGGATTGATAGGAAAATCATCCAGTTTAATTACTTCCATTCTGGAAACCTCATTTCTCTAATTTCACTATGCTCTCACGCAAGTATTTTCGTACATGTTCAGTCTTTTCATATTGCTGTGAACTCGTGATAATAAGTCTTTCTACAGCGATTTCCTGAACTTTAAATCCTATTTTTTCAGCAATCATTGCCAAGAATACATCTGTCGGAATCACAATACCAGCATATGCAGAATTGCTAACAACAATTGCGCAATGCCCGCCCTCCTTCAAGGAATCAAATATCTGTCGGAGCGCTTCCTCCATGTCTGCAAAATAGCCGTTAAGCATGTCTGGTATTCTGTTTGTCCACAACTTCTGCTGACGCAACAACGGGATAATTTGCTCATTCAGTTCCGGCAAATTAAAACTGGTATATCGCTCTGGCCATGTTGCATGGCAATGTGACCTCAAAGATTTCATACGAATATTTTTTTGGTCACTTGTAGAGTTTACGAAACCTGCAAACCAAAGCTCCAGATAGTAAATTTTCGTATAGTCAAAGCAATTTGCATACGGCGGTGAAAAAAGAACTAAATCCACCGTGTCTTTCGGCACAGTTTTTTCCATTGTCGTAACGCTTTCCACATATACCTTTGGAATCGGACCATTATCTTCAATCGAAAAATCTTCAATCATAGAAGCTGCTTTTTTAGAAATACACTCCATTGCGAATTTGAACGCACAACCTTTATCATAAGTCGGCGGACGTCTCTTTATCTTTAATCCATTACCTGCTTTTCTGTATAATGCACATTCTTCAAGCGTACAAATCCAAGCAAAGAACAATAATTCTTTTGACTTGCTCTCTGTCAATTCGTCGATATGCTTCCTAATGTTGAGCTGCGCCAATAACATTTCGGTTTCAAATATACGTCGCAAATACTCATTTTCAGGAAGCTCAATATTGGCATCAATCTCAATATTCGACAAATCACATAGGAGCGTCTCGAATTTGTCCATATCTTCTTTGCTATAGTCCTCAGTTTTGACTTTTGTAATAAATGCCGCAAAAGGATTAACCTCAAAACCAATAGACCTCATCCCTTTGGCCTTTGCCACTGCAACAGTAGTTCCAGCTCCGCAGAATGGATCGCAAACAACAGAAGATTTATCCAGTTTGTATTCATTGAAGATCTTCTCAACTAAAATAGGAGAAAAACCTTCCTTATAATTAAACCATCTATGTCGAGCGTATTTAGCACTGTAAACAAAGTTACAATCAACATTTGTATATGTAGCGCTATTCAAATCATTATTTGTTACATTGTATTTAGCATCAAGAGCAGCATAAAAGGCTGGCAAGCTATTGTAGTCCATGTAATGTTAACCTCGTTTCTAATTAATTGCGCTCTTTCCGCTTTTGACCCATTCATCCAGCTCGGAACGCTTAAATTTCCACAGCTTTCCAACCTTGTGTGCTGGGACCATTTCTTTTTTTATCCAGTTACGAAGCGTAACTGTCTTTATGCCTAAATACTCTGCGGCTTCATCAATGCTAATGTAGTTATCATTTCCGTTTTTAGTCATCCTGAACACCTCACTAAATGTCATGCTATAAAAATCCATCTTGTATTATACCATAACGGCCTCGAATTTTCAAGATATTTGCTGATATTTGTTTATATTTAAGCACGGTTTCATCATATCTTATTGGATTTTATCTTTTTTCGGTGGTTTCTCTGCGCTGTTGCGTTTCTACAATTAGCGCAACAGTATTTCTTTCGACCGTTCGTAGTTTTCACAACAAATCGATTATTGCACGCCGGATTTGCGCACTTACGATAAATTTCTGTGCCGGGACGCAAATAAAACACGGAAAAATACAGCGCAGAAATCAAATTAGGAACTCTCCATGTAGGCCCCATTTTTTGAACGCTGTATCTTGGTGAAATACCAGAAAGGTTATGATTCATTTCTTCATTCAAAATAATCTTAGCAACTACAACGGCGCTATTTTTCATTTTTTCATCTAACAGTGCGATCCGAGGAACGTCTGAATAATATTCAATACCGTGTTCAAAAGATACACCTCCAACAACACCAATGTTCCTCATAAAATGAAACAGGAAATCTATTACATATCGTCTATTCTTAGAGAGATTTACGCCATTACGGTATAGGTATACGATAGATTTATACCGCATATCTAAATATCCCGGATATCGATTTGCATATATGTTTCCTGAAACAATATCGTTATATTCATCGATATCCAGTTCATAAGAGCTGTATATAGAGTCACGAATTGTATACGTATCCTTTTGAAAAGCCTCCTGCTGTCCATCGATTTCTGGCAGCTGTGAGGCTTTATCTATTTCATTGGACAAAAAATGTTTACAAGAAACATATGGCCGAGACAAAGTTGTCAATTCAATAGATATTTGCTGACTTAAAAGTAAGTACAAAGTCAGCGAAATCATTCTTTCATAATCAATTTCAGGAGATTCAATTTCATTCATTAATGCAACAGTGGCTTTCAATCTATTAATAATCTCGACCACATCTTCGAGACTTAATGACTCATAATTTTCGCTCCCGACCTTAAAGAAGAAACCATTGGTTTCAAAAAAGCTAATCATTGCTTGGATGTCGTTATTTGGCAACGACACAATTTCTTTTAATAAATTTTCTTGTCGAACCGATCCGTTCTCGGTAGTGCGGCATAATCCTGCCTCTCCGCTAAAAGCAAAATAGGCTTTTGTATCTTTTTGAGATTGTATCTTTAATCGATATTCGACTACTCCCGGAGTGAGTATTCCGGGGGTGGTTGAGCCACCTGTCCGGTGGTGGTTGAGCCACCCTACCGGTCGAGATTGAGCCACCATTCCGGCGCAAGTTGAGCCACATCCAAGACCTCTCTATAATGAGTCCATGCATCTGAAAAGATGTAAATTCATTTAAGGAGGTCAGTAAATGACCAACTATCGCGAAATCATTCGGCTGCACAGCAAGGGTTTCAGCAAGCAGAACATTGCGCTGAGCGTCCCGTGTTCCCGTAACACGGCAGCACGGGTAGCGGACCGTGCGGATGAGCTGAAACTGGAGTGGCCCCTCCCGGCGTCTATGACCGATGCCGTGCTGGAACGCATCCTTTTCCCGAAGAGCAATGAGACCACTACCACCCGCAGGATGCCCGATGTCCGCTATGTGCGGACTGAGCTCCAGAAGAATGGCGTGACCAAGAAGTTGCTCTGGACGGAGTATCTGGAGGACTGCCGCCAGTCTGGAGAAGAACCGCTTATGTATTCGCAGTTCTGCTTCTACATCCACGAAGAGGAAATTAAGCGGCAGGCTACGATGCATATCCCCCGCAAGCCCGGAGAGCAGGTTGAAGTTGACTGGGCCGGAGACCCGGCTCACATCACCGACCCGCACACCGGCGAGGTAATTGACGCCTACCTGTTCGTAGGTTCGATGTCGTTCAGCCAGTACACCTATGTGGAAGCATTTACGAACGAAAAGACCGACTCCTGGATTGCAGCGCATGTCCATATGTTCCAGTTCTTTGGCGGTGTCCCGCGGATTCTTGTCCCCGACAACACCACCACTGCGGTAAACCCCAAGGGTGGCTGGTATACGCGGGAACTCAACAGCACCTATAAGGAGCTTGCTGAACACTATGGCACCGCCGTTATTCCTGCACGGGTGCGTAGGCCAAAGGATAAGCCTAACGCGGAGGGCGCGGTTGGAAATATCTCGACCTGGATTACGGCTGCGCTCCGAAATGAGCAGTTTTTCTCTCTCCACGAGCTGAATATGGCCATCCGCGAGAAGCTGAACAAGTTTAATGCCGCCAAGTTCCAGAAGAAGGACGGAAGCCGTGCGATTCTCTTCCGCGAGGAAGAACTGCCTCTGTTGGCTCCGCTTCCTGCCTCCCCGTTTGAACTGGCAAGCTGGAAGGACGCTACCGTGCAGTTCAATTACCACATCTCTTTTGACAGCATGTGGTATTCCGTTCCCTATGAGAACATTGGCAAGAAGTTGAATATCCGCGTTACGGACAAGACCATTGAAGTTTTCTACAACCAGTCCTGCATTGCCTCACACCGCCGTCTCTACGGCCGGAAGGGGCAGTACAGCACGATTGAAGAGCATATGCCGGAAGACCACCAGAAGTATCTGGAGTGGAACGGCGACCGCTTTCGCAAGTGGGCTGCCGACATTGGCAGGAGCGCTCGTCTGGTTGTGGATGTAATGCTTACCTCCTCCCGCGTGGAACAGCAGGCTTACCGTGGCTGTATGGGCCTTTTGAAGCTGGCTGACAAGTATTCTGCAGAACGCTTGGAAGCCGCCTGTACAAAGGCTCTGAGCTATACGGCGACGCCGAGCTACAAGAGTATAAAGAATATTCTTGCAGCCGGCCAGGACAAGGCCAACCAGGATGAGCAGGCTGAATCTACGCATAACCAGTTCGGCATTACCCGTGGTGCCGACTACTACAGGAGGTAATGCAAATGCTGAACAAGGTAACTATGGACAAGTTGATGGAGATGAAGCTGACTGCAATGGCTGACGCCTACTATAACCAGGAGAACGACTCCAAGATAGCAGGTGTCTCCTTTGAGGACCGTTTTGGAATGCTGGTTGATATTGAGTTTTGCAGCCGGAAGAGCAACCGCTTGAAGGCGCTGATTAAGAAGGTGGATTTCGACCAGCCGGATGCCCACGTTGCAGACATTGACTATACATCTGGACGGAAGCTGAACAAGTCTCTGATTCAGCGGCTGAGCACCTGCGACTACATCTCTGAGTTCCGGAACATCTTCATTACCGGGGCCACCGGAAGCGGCAAGACCTATATGGCCTGTGCCTTTGGTATGGAGGCCTGCAAGCAGTATTACACGGTCCGGTATATCCGGTTGCCCGATTTGCTCATTGAGCTCGATATGGCGCGTGGAGAGGGCAACTACAAGAAGGTTCTTGCCAAGTACGCTGCCCCGATGCTGCTCATTCTGGACGAGTGGCTTCTCTTGAAGCCCACCATGCAGGAGCAGAAGGATATCTTTGAGCTCCTGCACCGCAGGCGGAAGAAATCCTCCACGATTTTCTGCTCTCAATTCCATACTGAAGGCTGGTACGAGCAGCTCGGAGGGGATGACAGCCCTTTGGCCGACGCCATCCTTGACCGCATTATCCACGACGGCTACCGGATTAACATTGAGAGCACCGACCCGACCCGTGACATCTCTATGCGAGAGGTCTATGGTCTGGACAAAAATCTCCGCGAGTAATTTATATGGCGGGTGGGGCCTCACGGCCCCACCTGGCCACCTAAGGGTGGCTCAACCTACGCCGGACAGGCGGCTCCGCCGCACCGGAATATCCACCCGGAGAAATATTTGTCGTATCAACTCCGCAAAAACACGGATTACTTTCATATGAAAAATAATCACTGTCGAAAAAATTAGCGTTTTCCAAATTAAACATTTTTTCCTCCTACTACTAAAAGCTTTTGTGCTGAATTATATATGTGTGTTCATAGTAATCGATAACGTAAGCGCATATATATTATACACCCAAAAGATAATTATTACAATAATTGCTACAATTTAAAACTGCATTTCCGTAATCGGAAATGGCAGAAATTTACTTACTAATCCGGTGCAGGTACAATATAAGCAGAAGGCAGAAGCTTTCTTGTATTATCCTGCATCGCCCGATCAACGATGGCTCAACAGTATAATGCACCAACTTAATATCAACAGCTGCCTTGTGAGCAGGCCGCTGCAATCCGGAACGGAGTAATTCCGTCAGGACTGCGGTTCTTTCATTGCGCCTTTTTGCAGCTGTACCAGAGTTCCTCCGTTTCGAGACAACGACAAACGGAGGAACTTATTATGTCAAACAAAGAAAACCAGAGTAAAACAGAAACCCGTCGTATCTACATCCGCAGCCAGCGTCGCTGGCAGGAAGTACCCGAAGAAGTCTATCAGGAACATATCCGCTTCCATGACACCTACCGTCATAGAATGCAGGACCGTGGCCTCTGCTGCTGTCCTCGCAATAAATGGTGGGTCTGCGATGCCGACTGCCTGACCTGCGAATACCGCAACGCCGACGTCATCGCTTCATTGGACGCACCGATTGGTGAGGAAGATGATGACCTGATTCTGATGGATACCATTGCAGATGAAAGTGTAGCCTTTTCCGAGCTTGCTTCCGACCGCATCGTGTTGGAGCAGCTGTTCAAGCGTCTCGCCGACCTGATGCCGGAGGCTGAAAACATCGGCAAGCTGCGTATGCAGGGCCTTTCCGATGAAGCTATCGCCAAGGCAATCGGTATCCCTCGCACCACTTTCCTGTCCCGTATCAAAGCAGCAAAGAAGCTGCTGGCACAGGAATACCCGGACTTCTTTTAATGGGTAGACAAGTACTCTGGCCGCTGGCAAAACCGGCGGTCAGAACTTTTTCAAAAAAATTTCTCCTTCCCTTCGTCAAAAGCCATCGCTCATCTCCAAAAGGGAGTGTAAGGAGCAGAAAACAAGCTGCTCCACCACGAACAGGAGGTGAACGACATGACTCAGGCCCACAGCCGCACCGTGGATACCGAAGCCGAGGTAATTGAAATCCTCGTCGCTATCAGTCAGGTGTCCGCACGAATGGCAAGAAATCTCAGTGTACTTGCCGCAAGACAATCCGAGGAAGGAGGAAAACATCATGAGCAAAATGAGCGAAATGGCTATGACCATCGAAGAGTTACGCAATGCTGCCGCTGCTATTACTGATGCCGCCAACTATCTGGCACAGCTGTTTTCCGGTAACGACGCAGAGGAACAGCCGGAAGAAAAAGCGCCGGTGCAGAAACCCGCATTGACGCTGGAACAGGTCCGTGCAGTTCTCTCCGAGAAATCCCGTGCCGGTTACACAGCAGGCGTCCGTGAGCTGCTCCAGAAATACGGTGCCAGCAAGCTCTCTCAGGTGGACCCGTCCAATTATAAAGCGCTGCTTCGTGATGCGGAGGTGATCGGGAATGCCACCTAAAGCACACGCCATTTTATCTGCGTCATCTTCCCATCGCTGGCTGAACTGCCCGCCTTCTGCAAGGTTATGTGAAACCTACGAAGACAAAGGCAGCGATTATGCCGCCGAAGGGACCGACGCCCACAGCCTCTGTGAGTACAAGCTCCGCTTGGCGCTCGGCATTGAGGCAACCGACCCGACCGAGCATCTGACTTGGTATAACGAAGAAATGCTGGACTGCGCCAATAGCTATGCAACCTACATTTTAGAACTGGTGGAAGCCGCCAAGGAAACCTGCGCTGACCCTGTGGTCCTCATCGAACAGCGAGTGGACTTCTCCCGCTGGGTGGAACAAGGCTTCGGCACCTCGGATGCCATTATAATCTCTGACGGAACGCTCCATGTGGTGGATTACAAACATGGCCTTGGTGTTCTGGTGGAGGCAGATAACAATCCGCAGATGATGTGCTACGCCCTCGGTGCCTTGGAGCTGTTCGATGCTATTTACGACATCGACACCGTGGCAATGACCGTATATCAGCCAAGACGCCAGAATGTATCCACCTTCGAGATGTCCAAGGACGACCTTTACCGCTGGGCCGATGAGGTCCTGAAGCCGACTGCAGAGCTTGCCTTTGCCGGTGACGGAAACTTCCTCTGCGGCGAGTGGTGTGGCTTCTGTAAAGCCAAGCACGAATGCAGGGCCAGAGCCGAAGCAAACCTGATGCTGGCGCAGTACGATTTCAAACTGCCTCCGCTGTTGGAGGATACGGAAATCGAGGTCATTCTCTCCTGTGCAGACCAGCTGGTTTCTTGGGTCAACGACATCAAGGAGTACGCACTCCAGCAGGCCATCTCCGGTAAGGAATGGACCGGCTTCAAATTGGTCGAAGGCCGCAGCAATCGTCGCTACACCGATGAGGCCGCTGTAACCCAGACCGTAACCGACGCAGGCTTTGACCCGTATGAGCGCAGGCTCCTCGGTATCACTGCCATGCAGAAGCTGCTCGGAAAGAGCCGCTTTGACGAACTCCTGTCGGCCTATATCGAAAAGCCACAGGGCAAACCCACACTTGTACCGGAAAGCGACAAACGCCCGGTCATGAATAATGCAAAAACTGATTTTATGGAGGAAAACGATTATGAGTAAGAATGTAAAACCTGTAAATCCCATGAAGGTCATCACTGGCCCTGAAACCCGCTGGAGCTACGCAAATGTCTGGGAGCCTAAGTCCATTAACGGCGGCACTCCTAAGTACAGCGTCAGCCTTATCATCCCTAAGTCCGACACTCGCACTGTTGCCAAGATTAAGGCTGCTATCGAAGCTGCCTATAAGGAAGGCGAAGCCAAGCTCAAGGGTAACGGCAAGACCGTACCTGCGCTTTCCATTTTGAAGACTCCTCTTCGTGATGGCGACCTTGAGAGACCTGACGATGCAGCCTACACCAATGCGTACTTCATCAACGCCAACGCTACCACAGCTCCCGGCATCGTGGACGCTGACCGCAATCCTATCATCAGCCGTTCCGAGGTTTACTCCGGTGTCTACGGTCGTGCCAGCATTACCTTCTATGCTTTCAATAGCTCCGGTAACAAGGGCATTGCCTGCGGCCTCAACAATCTCCAGAAGATTCGTGACGGTGAGCCTCTCGGCGGCAAGGCCAGCGCTGAGTCCGATTTCAATATGGATGAAGATGAGGATTTCCTCGACTAATGACCTGATTTCCCAACAGGGCGGCGGAGCAATCTGTCGCCCTGTTTGGGCTTGGAAAGGATGTGACAATTCATGAAAACACGGAGTATTGATATAGAAACCTATAGCAGCGCTCCACTTCAGAAGTCCGGTGTGTACCGTTATGTGGAGGCGGAGGATTTTGAAATTCTACTCTTTGGTTATAGCGTGGACTCCGGTCCGGTGCAGGTGGTCGACCTTGCCTACGGAGAACATATCCCAAAGGAAATCCTGCAGGCACTGGAGGATGAAGAAGTCATCAAATGGGCCTTCAACGCCACCTTTGAACGCAACTGCCTGTCTCGCTACTTGGGCTATCCTACCGGCGATTACTTAAATCCCGAAAGCTGGCGCTGTTCTATGATCTGGGCCGCTACGATGGGACTGCCTTTGTCGCTGGAAGGTGTCGGTGCCGTTTTGGGCCTTGAAAAGCAGAAACTCACTGAAGGCAAAGACCTCATCAAATATTTCTGCCAGCCTTGCGCTCCTACCAAATCCAATGGCCAGCGTACCAGAAACAGACCGTTCCATGCGCCGGATAAGTGGGACGCCTTCAAGAAATATAACCTTCGAGATGTGGAAACGGAAATGGCCATCCAGCAGCGCTTGGCAAAGTTCCCGGTATCGCCTGCGGTCTGGGAGGAATACCACCAGAGCGAGGAAATCAACGACACTGGTGTGCGTCTGGATATGGAACTGGTAGCGCAGGCCATTGAAATGGATACGCTGTCCCGTCAGAAGTTGACTGCCTCCATGAAGCACATGACCGCTTTGGAAAATCCCAACAGCGTCCAGCAGATGAAACAGTGGCTTGCTGATAATGGGATGGAGACCGACAGTCTTGATAAAAAGGCTGTGAACGAGCTTCTGAAAAAAGCTCCACCGGAACTTGCCGATGTATTGGTATTGCGTCAGCAGCTGGCCAAGTCCTCCGACAAAAAATATCAGGCAATGGAAAACACCGTTTGCGCTGACGGTCGTGCCAGAGGCATGTTCCAGTTCTATGGAGCCAATCGCACCGGGCGCTTCTCCGGTCGTAATATTCAATTGCAGAATCTCCCGCAAAACCACCTGCCAGATCTGGCCGAAGCTCGTGCGCTGGTCCGCTGCGGTGACTTTGCTGCCGTGGAGCTGCTTTATGAAGATGTGCCGGACACGCTCTCCCAGCTAATCCGCACAGCCTTCATTCCCGGAGATGGCGCACAATTTTATGTTGCTGACTTTTCTGCAATCGAGGCCCGTGTTATCGCTTGGTATGCAGATGAAAGCTGGCGACAGAAAGTCTTTGAACAAGGTGGCGACATTTACTGCGCTTCTGCCAGTCAGATGTTTAAGGTCCCTGTCGAGAAACACGGCATCAACGGCCACCTACGTCAAAAAGGCAAGATTGCGGAATTGGCCCTCGGCTACGGCGGCAGCGTCGGCGCACTTAAGGCAATGGGTGCTATCGAAATGGGTCTAACCGAAGATGAGCTTCCTCCTCTGGTAGATGCATGGCGACAGGCCAACCCGAAAATTGTCGAATTTTGGTAGGCCGTTGACCGTGCTGTTATGGAGGCCGTGAAATATAAGCACACGACCAGTCTTTATGGGCTGACCTTCTCTTGCAGAAGCGGCATGCTGTTTATCACGCTCCCTTCCGGCAGAAAGCTGGCCTATGTGAAACCGAAGGTCGGAATCAACAAGTTTGGCGGCGAGTGCATCACTTATGAAGGCGTCGGCTCCACTAAGAAATGGGAACGTTTAGAAAGCTACGGACCGAAATTTGTAGAGAACGTTGTACAGGCCATTTCCAGGGACCTTTTGATGAACGCTATAAAAACCCTATCCCACTGCTTTATCTGCGGCCACGTACACGATGAAATTATCATCGAATGCTCTGACAAAGTTTCTCTTGAGGTTTTATGCCAGCAGATGGCAAGAACCCCGGACTGGATGCCGGATATCTTGCTTCGTGCCGATTTATAAAAAATCATGAATTCATGATTTTTTGTATTATCCCCAAGAAAATATTATCCCCAGCCTTTGCGGTAACCTTTGAAAATAGTGGTCTACCATACAAATGCTGGGGATAATCTAATTGCTACTTCAAGCCACAGATCCTTGCCATTTCATCTTCATCGCCTTCCCATAAGGGTTTTTCAGCTGCATCAGTGGGCATATCAACCTTGTTCATTGCCTCGCGCATTTGCTCCATTGACGGGAGCGCATAAATTTTGGTGGTTTCAATACTGGAGTGACCAAGTATTTTGGAAATCATAATGGAATCTACACCATCCCGGTATAAATGTGTGGCTCTTTCAGCACGGAACAGATGCGGATAGACATGCTCCGGAATGTCAGGACATTCAATTCTGGCTTCATCAGCATATTTCTGGAGGATTCTCTCTACAGTACTCATGGAAATGGAGCCAATCTTGCCCTTTATCACCGTATAGAACAGATAATCGTCAGGTTTGCTTCCGTCAGAGTGATAAATGGACATATACCGTTTCAGATGCACCGCAGTTTTTTCGCTGATTGCTACAGAACGTTCTTTGTTTCCTTTTCCATGGATATGTAGCGAAAGCATTTTGAGATCCACATCATTAATCCGCAATCCGGTAAGTTCACTTACTCTGACAGCAGAATCATACAGAAGAACCATTATAGTCTTGTCCCGTATACCAATCTTTGTATCCTTAGGCTGTGCAAGTATTGCTGCCAGGCCTTCGTTTGTTATCAACTTCTTCTCCCGCTTCAGGATCTTCATTCCCGGCACTTTGGAAATCTGAAGAGCTATTGATTGAAGCGAAATGTCATCATCAGATACATACTGGACATATGTTTTGATGGCTGCAAGCCTCACATTGCATGTGGCTGCCGAGTTACCATGTTCTTTCAGATAAGCACAGTATTCCAGAAGCAGTTTTTTTGTGCAATCCTGAAAAGTAAATTTCGCTATGGAAATGCCCTTCTCATCATAAAGGTATTTCCTGAATCCGGAAAGCGAATCACGGTATGAGCGAACCGTTTCTGCACTACGACCCAACTGTCTGGGGAGATAGTTATCCAGATACTGCAAAGTTCTGGAGAAAAAGAGTTTGTCATTCGTCCCCTTCACATAAGGAAGTGGAGGGGACGAGGGCGGCTCTGACAATTTACGGTATAGTCATTCGTGGCTATGCCGTTTTTTGTTCCTTTGCACGCTTCTGTTTTAAGCGTTCTTGAAACATTTCCTCATATTCTTCAGCAGATGGGGCTGTTATAATACCCACGCCGTTGTAGTAGATGTCAATCGGATATACGGTTTTACCGTCTATGACCTGCTTTTTTGAAACCATAATATAGTCGATAAACTCATTGACAATGGCAGGAATAAGTTCCTTGATTTCCGTGTATCGCTTAACCTTTTCCACAAACGCAAGCACATTTGCAGTTTTATCGTCCTGTGCTTCGATTTCATTGCGAAGCATGGCAACTGTTTCCTTGAGCGATTTCTGCTCTGCTTCATAGCTTGCAGACATTATGGCAAAACGCTCATCAGTCAACTTGCCCGATATATTGTCCTCATAAATCCGCTGAAATAATACATCTAATTCTTCAATACGCTTTTCGGATTTCGCAAGCTCTCGGCGTTTCTTGGCAAGTTCTTTTTTCTGTTCCTCGCTAGATTTCTCAAGCTGTTCCTGTATGAATTGCTTTTCAAAAGCCTGTACATAAAAAAGAACACGCCGCAAACTCTCAAGCACTAAGGCATAGACTACCTTTTCTCGAATATAATGTGCGGTACAATTTGCTGTATTCTTTCGGTAGCTGGAGCAGAAGAAATATGCCTGCTCTCGGCTGTAATTATTCGTTACACTGTAATACAGCTTTTCACCACAATCTCCGCAGTAAAGCAATCCCGAAAACATACTGACCTCGCCTGTGCGGTTTGGTCTGCGTTTGTTCGCCCGAAGCGTCTGCACAAGCTCCCAAGTTTCCCTGTCAATAATGGCTTCGTGGGTATTCTCAAAGACTTTCCATTCTTCCTTTGGTCGCTCAATTTTCGTTTTATCCTTAAATGAGCGTGTAGTGGAACGAAAATTTACCGTATCTCCGATGTATTCCTGCCTTTCAAGAATATCCGCAACCGTCCTTGCTGCCCATTTATGCGGAACAGCAGGTAATGCAGAGGTTTTTCTGCCCTGTGATTGCCAATATTCAGTCGGTGTTGGAATACCCTCCGAAAATAGAATGTTTGCTATCTGTGTCGGTCCATACCCTTCAACGCATAAACGGAATATTTTTCGCACAATCTCAGCAGCCTCTTCATCAACAAGCCATTCGTCGTGATTGGTTTCGTTTTTCTTGTAGCCGTATGGAATTACCGTAGTCAACGGCTTGCCAGACATACCTTTGTTTTGAAATACCGCACGCACTTTTTTTGAAGTATTCTTGGCGTGCATTTCATTAAACCAGTCCTGCACAGGAAGAAAATCACTGAGTCCGTCTTTGGTGTCGATATTATCCATAATGGCGATATACCGAACGCCTAAACGTACAAAATCTTCTTCCAAAAGCTGACCGACAACAAGACGGTTTCGTCCGAGCCTTGAATGGTCTTTTACAATGATAGTTTCAATCTTTCCTGCTTCGGCAAGCTCCATCAGCTCCATAAAAGCAGGTCTTGTAAAACTAACGCCAGAATACCCATCATCTACGAAGAACTTGGTGTTCTTAAATCCATTTTCTTTTGCGTATTTTTCTACGATTGATTTTTGATTGATAATACTGTTGCTCTCGCCTTGCAGTTCGTCATCTCTTGATAATCGGCAATAAAGAGCTGTTATTTTATCTGACTGTCTGTTCAAAATTAACTCCTTTCCGACAGTCGGATATGATATGAATTGTAGTGATGCTATTTTACCATATCTGCCGCCTTGCTTCAACGCTTTAAAGTGATAATCTTTTTCGCTATTTATTTTTTAACACTATCCTGTGTACCTTTTCTACCATATCTTCGCTTTTTTCATTATCAAAATAGGAGCAAACAACATAATAAATACCGTCCATTTCCTTTACAAAATCCAATTCTTTAGGCTTGGAGATTTGTTCAAAAAAGGCAAGGCGTTTCTCCTTTGGCAATTCGGCAAGCATATCATAAATATTATCAATTGCTTCTCGGATAGTTATATCTTCAATAATTTCGTTCTGTTCGCTCATAATTCAATCCTTTCTCAATGTTAAGTACAGAGATATTTTTTCATCTGTGCTTTTACTTTCTCTTTCGCACGGGTAATGGATTGACCTACCGAAGAAGCGGTACAATGTTCCATAGCGGCAATTTTATAATAGTTATATTCATACTCATAGTAGAGTAGGAAACGCCGCCTTTGAATTTCGGGCAGGGCAGCTATCGCTTTGTAAAGTAGTTCCGTTTGTTCTTCCCCAATGATAAGTTCATCAACAGCTTTGGGAAGTCTTAACGCTCGTCTGTTCAGCGTTTCATCATAAATCTCCGAAAACTCTCTGTGCCGCCAATCCCAATTTTCTAATTTCCGATTATCAAGCTCCAATCTGCGAAACGCCATATAAAAATCATAGGACACATTCAATTCGTAGGAAATGCCTTGTCCGTCTTTGAAGCTGATAAAGTATCTCGTTCCGTTCTCTGTTACTTTCTCCCGAAGTATATATGTTCTGCTCCGATACCACATTCTTTTTCCTCCTGCTGAAAAAATGGGTGAGAGGTTTTGCCCTCTCACCCAACAGCCCATAAGGAAATGTGGTTTTCTCCCTTACGCCTTAACTTTCCTTGCAAAGCTGCGTAAAACGCCGATGGCAGAGGAAACATTGATGGTAGTATCGTCATATAGGACAACGCAAGGCGTTCCCGTTGAGCCAGAGGTCGTGTAAACCAGATATTTCCCGTTTAACTTCTTTCCCACATTGGAAAGGTCTGTCATAAAGTGATTGACGGTTTTCCTTGTGATAGACCTGTCTGTAAACCATTCGTCAAAGTGCTTTGCCATATCCGCTTTGTTGGTAGTCGGATATTCCGATAAGGGGCTGTTTTCGTCAATGCCCTGATAGAGCTTTGCAAAATAGGGGCTGTTTTCTCTCGCATAAGTAATTAGCTCCCGCAAGCGGCATTGCTGTAATGCAAGTCGATTTTGCTTGTCCATTTTGTCCGCTTGGTGCGTGAGAGCCAACGCCTTTAATAATCCGATTGTTTTCATACGCTGTGCCTTTTTGCCCCCTGTACCATATCTGCGACAGTCTGTTTCATCATTTTGGAAACCTGCTCATCTGTATAAGAAAAATGGTTTTCACAAATCATCGTTCCAATTCCCAATAGGAATAAGCAGCTCCGCATAAGAATATCTTTGCAGCTTTCTGTGTCCAATCCGTACAGTTCCGACATCTTTACTATCATTTTTTGATTGCTTTCATAAGTCATCATGAATTCCATCAGGGATTCCCCTTGAAATCCTCCTGAAAAATAGAGCAGACGGTATAAATGCGGTTTGTTGCGGGCGAGGTCAATCGTCCATGAAACAACCTTTGGCATAAAATCGGGCTGATTTTCAAAGGCTAATACTTCATCAACAAACTTGCTGCACGCATAATCGAAGGTTGCCTGCCGCAAATCTTCCATCGTCGGAAATTGACTGAAAACAGGCTGAATAGAACAACCTACCGATTTTGCAACACTTCGGGAAGTTACAGCAGAAATACCCTTGCTTTCCGCTATTTGAAATGCGTGGTCTAACAAGATTTCTTTTGTTATTTTTTGTCTTGGTGGCATGAATATCCTCCTTGTTCCGTTTTATACCTTTGGATATATATCATAAGATATATTATAGCTGTTGCTTCGATTTTTGTCAATGTGCATGCCACTAAGTTCACGAAAAAATTACTTCTTACACATGTGAGCATTTCAAAAAAATATGGGGCCTTAGGGGGATTTTACCCCCTAACAAGCGAATTTGGTTATCCAAATTCAGTGCTTGGTAAGACATAATCTGTCGTAGCTATCTTTAATAGCTTGACATTCATTGTATACATTTAATTTGCTTTATATGGTCAAGTATACTCCGTGTCTTCTATTTAACTACCCACTTCTCAAATTTAAAAGCGTTCAGTTTACTATTATTGACTTTGAAAAAAGAAGCGGATATAATATAGTAAAGTACCCTGTTGATAATTTGAAATAGGGTCAGTTAAGTAGAGGTGAAAAAATGCTTCAGAAAAATGACATTGAAATTTTGAGAAAGCTGTTTAGCCAACACAATTATATTATGACTACCGCTGAACTGACAGCTTCAAAACTATATTACGCAGATATAAAATTGCTTTTAGATGAAGGTCTGATTGAAAGGGTAAGGCGGGGCTACTATCATTGGATTGAAGACTCTGGAGAAAGCGAAATTGTAATTATCAATCGTCTGTTCCCCGATGCAGTCCTTTGTATGGAAACAGCTCTTTTCTACTACCGATACAGTGACCGAAATCCTGCTGAGTGGAATTTTGCAATTGATAAAAATGTTTCAAAATTGCGTACTAAAATTGATTATCCATTTATTAAGGCGTACCGTGTTGAGTCTGCATTGGTTACACTAGGAGAAGCCAGCGGAAAAATTGATTCTATTGATGTCCGTATTTATGACCGTGACCGCACCATTTGTGATGTACTGCGAAATATGAATAAGATGGATAAAGAAATTTTTAATAAGGCAATACAGGGGTATGTAAAAGACTCGAAGAAAAATATTCCTAACCTAATGAAGTATGCAAAAGTGCTACGGGTGCAAAAGCGAGTAAAAGAAATGATTGGAGTGTGGTTGTGATGGCTGATATTGTAGCTTCAGTTCTTGCGAAACTTAAAAACAAAGCAAAGGCATCTGGTATCAGCTATCAGCAGTGCTTACAGCTTTTTGTACAAGAGGAATTTCTGCGTAAACTTTCAAAATCTGGATATGAGGATAACCTCATTCTCAAGGGTGGTCTGTTTATTTACACGCTTACCAATTTTGAGAGCCGAGCTACGATTGATGTGGACTTCCTTCTTCGGGCAGCTTCTAATTCGATTGAAGATGTAAAGGAATTGATTAATAAGGTAATCAACACGCCAACAGGTAACGATTATATTGCTATGACCGCAAAAGGCTTTGAGGAAATCTCACCGCAAAGAAAATATCACGGTATCAGTGCACAAATTATTGCTCAGATAAAAAATGTCCGTGTTCCCTTTAATGTAGACATAGGTGTGGGCGATGTCATTGTGCCTTGTGCTGAGGAACGGGCAATTAACACACAGCTTCCTGACTTTGAAGCTCCTATTATCAAAACCTACTCTCTTGAAAGCACTATCGCAGAAAAATTCGATGCAATCCTGCAACGATTTGAACTGACCGGCAGAATGAAAGATTTTTATGATATTTATTATTTAGCACGGACTTTTGATTTTGATGGAGCAAAATTGCAGACGGCAATTTTTGAAACCTTACAGCGGCGCGGCACTCCCTATGACCGAAATAGCTTCAAACGGATTGTTTCACTTGCCGAAGATGAGGACATGCAGAAGCGGTGGAAATATTTTTTGAAGAATATCAAAGATAGTACTCTTGAGTTTGCTGTTGTGGTTGATGAACTTCAAGAATTCCTTGAGCCCGTATTTGATGCAATTGTGAACGAAGACGAGCGACAAGAACAGTGGAATTGCATGCAGCAACAATGGATTTAATTTGATTAAAATAGATTTAAAAGGAGAATTAGTTATGGGAAATCCAGTTAATTTAACAGCAGAGCAAAAAGTATTGAAAGATAGACTTTACGAAATGAATCAAAAATTGTGGGAAATTTTAAAGGATAGAAGAAAACCAACGGATTATGAAGCAATGCAGCCACTGTATCATGAAATGGCTGAAACTGCCCATGAATTACACATGTCATTAAAAGATAGTGGAAATGAACCTAAGCATCACAAATATATGTTAGAAAACAGAGGTGTACCTGTCGAAGATATTGAATTTTATAATCACATTCATCCTGTTGATGATTTATTAAAGTTTATTGATGATATAAATGCCAATGATGACCCAGAAGATACAACTATAGGAAAAAAATTCACATTGAAAATCTACACAAGAAGATGGGGACATTATGACCATTATTCAATGGTTAGAACAGAACATGGATGGGATTTTCAAGAAATGCTCAAATCTAATTCTGGTGAGTGTGGAAAAGATGGTAATCCAAATTTGTGTAGAGCATTAGAGCATGATAATGTTTGTTATCCAAAACAAATTGGTGACTTTTTTGAATATCTTTGGGAACAGGCATCAGAAGGTTTAACAGCTCAAGAGGTTCAAGAGTGTTTTGATATGCTTGGAGAGTGGATAAGTACATGTGAAATGAATACTCCTCGTGGCATTTTTGGAGGACTGATATAATGGATGTGAGGAAAATAACAAGTGGAAAAGGTGCAGTGACTTTCCTTGATGTTTTGGGATGGAAAGGAATATGGGAAAGAAATCAATTTGCCATAAATAAGTTGCAAAGTTTTGTTTATGAAATGCAGAAGAAAGCACAAGAAGTTTCTGAGAAATATATGGACGACCCAAGCTTGCGAGGCAAATCTAATCCAACAGAAGTATTAAGCATCTCTGATACTATTGCTATTTTTACTTCTGCATCACCACAAGCCGCAATAGGGATTCATGCTGAATTATGCTCTTGGGCATTATCCTATTCATTGGAACAAGAATTGCCGCTACGGGGAGCAATAAGCTACGGTGAATATTCAATAGCCGACAATATTATGTTAGGTTATGCAGTAGATGAGGCTGCAAGTTGGCATGAAATTACAGATTGGATTGGTGTTATCTTAACTCCTTCTGCAAAAATGTACTTAAGAAATAACCTGCCAGAGTTCGTAGCCGAGTATAATAATATTCCATTCAAAAGAAGCATGAAGACTTTAAATCTCTGTGTCAAATGGTCTTTTGGAGATGAGAAAATGTTGTATGATTTTATCCAGAAAAAAGGACCCCATATTCCAGAAATTGCACCGAAGTATTTAAATACATTAGAGTTTTTGCAACGATAAAACGGAGGTTGAAATGAAATTTGAAAGTATAAAAATAAAAAACTTTAGAAACTTCGAAGATATCGAATTGACTTTATCTAATAAGAATATTTTCTTTGGGTTGAATGATGTTGGCAAAACTAATTTTTTATATGCACTGCGGTATGTGTTTGATAAAGATATTCGTAAGTTAAATCTTGTAGACTCAGACTTTCATAATAAGCAGTTTGATAAACCAATAGAAATTATTGTGACATTGGACATAAGTGATGTTGAGGATAGCGATTGCCAAAAACTTCGTGCTCAACTCAAAGGTGCATTGCAAAGCAAACATAGCAAAGTTTATATAAAATTACTTGCAGAATACAACAAGAATGAGCTGCTTGCGTTACCACTACTATATTGGGGTGGGGATTTAGATAATCTTCAAGAGATGAAACAACGAGGGTATCTTTACGAAATAGACTATGTATTCAATGTAATTTATATTGACTCATATGTTGACTTATATTCCTTATTCAAGAAGAATGTAAGCCAACTAATAAAAAATGAGAATGATGACAACAAAGTTGCATTAGCTAATATTCAAAAAACAGTTGACGAATTAAACAACAATATATCATCATTGTCTGGGATTAAGGAATTTGAAAGTAGGCTCACCCCAGAATATCAAAAGTTTCGTGATGAAGGAATTTCGGTATCAATTAAATCTGAGATTGCAGTAAAAGGATTATATTCAAATATCATTCCTTATATCAAGCAAAATGATGATGAAAATTTATATCCTACTGCGGGCGAAGGTCGTAAGAAATTGTTGGCTTATTCAATCTTTGATATTCTTGCAGATGAAAATGCAGAGAAAAAGATAACACTCTTTTTAATTGAAGAACCAGAAAATCATCTACATAAATCTATGCAAATTGCGTTGTCGCAAATACTTTTTACAGATACCAAATATACATATCTGTTTGTTACAACGCATTCGCCATTTGTGCTTTATGAGATGGATAATGTGAATTTGGTACGCATATATAGTGACAGAAAAATTAACGGTATCAGCACTTTTTATAAAGTGCCAGAAAATTATGAAAAAGCAAGAAAAATGTTAAATCGTTGCTTGTCAGAAGCGATTTTTGCAAACAAGGTGCTTTTAGTTGAAGGACCATCTGAATATATGTTATTCAGCAAGGTGCTTGCTATTGTTCATCCATTTTATGAAGCAGATGGAATTTATATTTTATCTGTTGATGGAGTTGGATTTGAAACCTATTTTTCTATATTAGATAAACTTGAAATATTTAATGTGGTCAAAACAGACAATGACTTGAGAGCAGTAAAAGGAAAAGGCACATACAGTGTATTAGGTTTTTCACGCTGTAATAATTTTATAAGAAAGAAGTTGCTGCCTACTAAGCAAATCACAGAAAAATCTGTAGCTGCAAAAAGAACATTATATAACGCAAATAAAGAAATTCTTGATAAAATACGAAGTGAATATTACATCTTCTTATCAAAAGTGGATTTGGAAAACGATTTAGATGAAGTAATGCATGATAGGTTGTTAACCTTATTGGGAGAAACTTCACCTGTTGATTATTTGCAAGATTCAAAACATTACCATATGGTAGAGTTAATCGAAAAACTTTCTGATACAGATTGCAGAACAATATATAACCATTATAATTTTGCGTGTTTAAAGGAGGTTGCCGAATGAAACTATCTCCCATTCAAGAAAAAATTATAAACACTTCAGGTAATTTAATTGTTCGAGCGAGTGCAGGAACAGGTAAGACGCATACAATGGTCAACAAAATTGCTAAAGAAATTAATGATAATCGTACTCACAAGGTTGTTGCGGCTATTACTTTTACCATTAAAGCAGCACAAGAGATTAAAGATAGATTGTCTGTAGATATTACTCAACACTTTATAGGAACAAATAATAGCTTCGTGATAGAAGAAATCATAAAGCCATTTATGAAGGATGTGTATGGCTCTGATTATGATATAGATATGAGTACAGATTATTCACGGGAGGCAAAAGTTGAAACTTTTCAAAATGCTATTGATAAAATCAAAAATGAAGGAGTTCTTTGTTCTTACACAGACAATAAGAAGAATTTTATATTTGAGTTAGCTCAAGAAATAGTGGAAAATTCTACTGCTTGCAGATTATATCTTCAAGCAAAATACTTTAAGATTTATATTGATGAATACCAAGATTGTGATAAATCTATGCACAAACTTTTTATGTATCTATGTGATATAATGAAAATTGAAACATTTATAGTAGGTGATGAAAAGCAATCTATCTATATTTGGCGTGGAGCATATCCAGAGGCTTTTGTAAATATTTGGAACAAAGAAAATTTCAGTAAGATATTTATGGGCGATAATTTTCGCTCTTGTAAACAAATACAGAACTATTCAAACCTGTTGTATGATGAGACACGGTATTTGTACGCTCCTATAGATAATTTGAGTAATATAATTTGCTTATCACCTACGGCTTCTAACTGGGTAACTGAAACCTTGAAATATATTGACTCCAACAAAAAATCTGCATTGCTCCGATTTAGTAATGATAATGCAAGAATAGGTGCGGATGAGTTATCTGCTCATGGAGTCGAGTACACATATATACCTCAAACTCCCATTGCAGAAATCACCACAGATACAGCTTGGTTATACTCTGCCATTGCTAAATATTTAATTATAGAAAAATATTCAGTCTACGATGTTATTTCTGAAATACCTGTTGAAGGAAATGAAACTCGTAAAATAGTATCCAACATTAAGCGAATGTTAAGTAAAATTGGGCAGGCTATAATTGATGAGAACGCTTTCTATTCGGCAGTTGATGATTTGGCTGTATATTTGGGATATGAAACCCGAACTGACCATATAAAGAAATTATACCAAACGATAACTGATGAGAAGTTTCATGTTGCTTTCGAAGCTGAAAAATATCAGCATATTGCAATTACATTCCATTCTTCGAAAGGATTAGAATTTGAGCAAGTCATAATATTTGCAGAAGACTATCGCTTATCTGATATATCAAGTTTATGTAATCACTATGTTGCTGTAACACGGGCAAGGAGCAAGTTAATTATTGTAAAATTAAATAATTATAATGCTAACTGTTTCCAGAGCAATTTAGCTAAGATATTAGCTAAGAGCAACCTTGGAATTGACAATTTGCTTATTCAAAAATAATGATATTTCTTAATAAAAATGAAGTGAGCCATTTTCGTGGCATTAACCTACAGAATTTCTAGACATATTCTTTCTCTCAAAACAGCAGAAAAAGCTAGTCTTTGCAAGCTTTCTTATTAACACAATTTATACATTAGACAATGTTTTGAATAAAAAATTAACTTCTATTCTGTTATTCAAAGGGAACAAAAACTTACATTCTAAATTATAACAAAAATGGGCATCGTATTCTTGATACAACAAGAATACGATGCCCATTATATCACGGTATTTATTTGTAGATTAACTCATTTAAAACGATTTCTTCCGATTGCTGTCTAATGCAATTCATTTTTCTAACCCATTTCATAGGACTATCAGCCTTCATCTGTTCAGTAATACCATGTGTTGTTTTTAACTGCTTTACAATTCGACAAAAACGCTCTTGTGCTTGTCTATCAATCTCGAAAAGATATTCTTTAAGCTCTCCGCTTGTAAGTAAAGTGATATAAGTCAACCTTCGGTGCTCTTGTAAAAATTTCAAATGCCGTTGCCCATAAATACCAATATCGTTTTCTCCACTCTTAGAAAGTGCAAGATTTGGAATGAGATAATCGCCTTGCTTGCAGTAAGTACCGCCGTTGTATTCAAATAATGATTTCATTGTAGTTTTCCTCCATAATAATTTAATTCGTACTACAAATCTTCATATCCAACCGTCTTTACAAATACTTATAAATACCACGAAGGGACACTTCCTTATGTGAAGTGTCCCTTATGTGTCGTTTTGTTTTTATTCACTTTCGTTTACCTCCGGAATTACGATGTTTGATGTTTTATCCTTCTCATGGATGATTTTGAATGCTTCTGACACCTGATGGTAATAATAAAGTGACTCGTGGATGCTGTTATGGCCAAGATATTTACTGAGATATGGCAGCTTATCTTCTATATTTTCGCCGTTTTCCATCCATGCGTTGAGTCTGTCCACCACAAATGTGTGACGAAACGACTTTATCGTCGGTGGATTGCTGATCGCAGCGTAAGATGTCATCGCCAGAGTCCTCTGAAAATAGGCTCTCACTGTTACCTCGTTTATTGGCTTGCCCTTCTTAGTGCCAGGAAACACAAGCACTTCATCCGGGCATTCTGCTGATATGTATTCATTGTATTTTCTGATCATCTCTGCAACATCAGGTGTTACCCAGACCACCCTGTCTTTATAGCCTTTGGACTGTAGGATAGTGATTCTGCCGGAGTCACAGTCTATGTCATCCCAAGTAAGCCATAGGGGTTCGGACAACCTGAGACCACAGCAGTAATACAGACGGAAGATAACCCTGCATTCTTCAAGGAAGCGTTTGTTCTTCCTCTTGATTTTCAGCTTGTTGAGACATTCAAAAAACTCTTTGCGTTCTTCTGACGTAAATACATGGGCTATTTTCGTCTCTGTTGACTGGAGCATTTGTGGCATATAGCTTCTACTCCGATGGAGATCAGATACTTTGACACTTGACGCAGATTGCTCACGCGTATATTTCGCGAACTGATTCCTTCCGTATCACGCTGAACAGCCCATGCATCAGACAGAGTTTTTGTAACCGTTTCCGAATCAAATCCTTTTTCAATGCAAAAGGTATCGAGTTCTTTAAGCACATCCGCATTAGAATTGTACATATATCCAGAGGATCTTTTTTCCCGGATCAGTCCCTCAATAGCGGGTGCAAGGGAACTGCTAAAAGTATAATTACGACACGGTTTCATAATTAATCACCGTCCTTTCCAGAGGGAGACAACAGGATCTGAGCATTTCCTCATCTACGGAGAGATATCTGTTAACTGTATCCATGGTTGAATGTCCCAAGGAATCTTTAATGGTATCTGTCTTAGTTCCGGCTGCAAGAAGTCTGGAGGCAAAAGTACGCCTCAAAATATGAAATGATCCAGTGGTATTGTTCAAGGCGTGTTTAACGGCAATCCCACAAGCCGATGGATCTGCTTTTTTGAACGGAGCAGCCATTGAAAGGAAAATAAAATCGTCTTCATCGCTCATCCTTGGGCGGCCATTCTTGATATATTTGTAAAGACTATTACCTACAGATATCGGCATCGGCAGTACAAGCGGCCTGTATGTCTTTTGCTGTGTTATGGAAATGGTCTGTGCTTTCCAGTCTATGTTTGAAAACCTTAAATTAACGACATCGATTCTTCTCAGCCCCATCAGCAGGCCGAGCATAAGAATCGCGGAATCCCGCAACTGGAGAGGTGTCGCCGCATTATCCCTGAACGCATAGATCATTTGTATTTCTTCGTCAGAGAGGACGTTGACGATTTTTCTCTGTTGATTAGATTGTGTTGGCAGGGCACGGGAAAGATCCTGCGTTACATAACCTTTTTCAAAGCAAAACATGAGAAACACTCTTAGGTCATATGAATAATTATTCTTGTGATTGACGGTCTTTTCAGAGATCCATGTACAGTATTCCTTTACGTTTATAAGAGAGATTTCGGACACTGCCGGGATTTCTTTTTCCTGCATATACAGCAAAAAAGATATCACACCGGATTTATGTACGTCTAAAGTGGCTGGTGCAATGTTTTCTTTTCTGCGGCATGATAAGAAATCATTCAACAGTTTTTTATACGTTGATGATAATTCAGTGATTTTCCCAGGATCACACAAGACGATTTCCAGGTCGTTCCCCGTAATCGTACCCGTACTGATAAACACATCCAGAATGTAAAAACTGCGTTTGATGGATGGCTTGCGATGCGGCTCCTCCATAAATTCGACCATTCTATCTGCCCAAATCTGGACGTTCTCTTTGGTGTATGGGATGGAGAACTCCCGCATAAAGATGTAGAACATCTGATAATACACGAGATAGTTGTTTCTTGTGGCATCCTTATTGTGGCGAAATTCTTTACGGAGAATACTTATAAGAACGTTTGCTTTCTGCCAATACACATCAGAACTTATTCCACTTGTTTCAAAGGAAGAGACTTCTTTTGAAAACTTCCTAATGGCATAGCCGGCAACTCTTGCCTGTAATGGAGATGTAAGAACGATGGGTATATGTCCGGCGATAATTCCATGCTCCGCAAGGAACTGAAGAAAATATCTCACAGAGTAGAGACAGATGTATGTGTCCCCGATGACATCAGCGTAAGCGTGATATCTTGATATCAACTCTGTTGAAATATCCCGTGCATAAAGAATCCCTTCATTCATTAGAATGGCTGCAAAGCTAATACAGTGAACCAACTGGTCACGAGACGCACGAAACTGCAGGCGGGAAAGTAGATCATTCCTATAGAGTATCAGGTGACTTTTTAAATCCTCGGAAAGTGTGTCATATACAGTCGGCAGAAAATCATAGTCTGTTTTGACCGCACCATTGGTAACAGCATCGTTGAGCTCGTAAATAAGCTTACGATTCTGCTGGTATTTCTCATCATCCCAGGTTACCTGATTATCAGAAAGCCACTTTAATGCCACCTCATGAGAATAAGTTTCAGATTTGTTGGATAGAAAATATCCTCGAAATGATTTCATAGCAGCTTTTTCTTCATCTGTAATAACATGCCGCTGTTCCTTCCAGCATTGTTTCAGGCGTTTGATGCTTTCTTCGTATTTAGCATCCAATATAAATCCCCCTTTCGTTATAATGGTAATAACAAAATATTATCCCCAACTTTTTGTTCTCAAAGTGTATATTCGGAGAACTTTCAGTGAAAGTTGAGGATAATATTTTCTTGGGGATAATATAAAAAAGATTAACAAGTCTTCGTCAAAACAGAGCGTTCATCTCCAAAGGGTATTAGAGGTGGACGCTCTTTTTCTATGCCCACCGGAAAGGAGGATTCGTGTTTTGAGCATCAGCAAATTCAACAGCGAGGGATATTTTGACCCAACGGCCTACGGCGCACTCTCCGTCATTGAACGTGAGGAACGCTCCCTTCGTGCTTTTAGACCCATCGTCTATATCTGTTCTCCTTATGCCGGAGACATTGATGCGAATGTGGACGCTGCCAGACGCTACAGTCGCTTTGCCGTAGAACAGGGATACATCCCCATCGCACCTCACTTGCTATTTCCGCAGTTTCTGAATGATGCGGACCCGAAGGAGCGCCAGCTCGGTCTGTTCTTCGGAAATGCCCTGATGAGCAAATGCTCCGAGGTTTGGGTGTTTGGCAGTCGCATTTCAGCAGGCATGGAGGCAGAAATCGAAAGAGCCAAGTGGAAGAATTACCGCTTACGCTATTTCACCGAAAATTTGAAGGAGGCTTAACCCTATGTATGAAGTAATCGAAAAAAGAAAAATGCTACCTGACGGCACTGAAATCTCTACCTATACCCGTGAAGTAATCAGCGCCAACATCCTCGAAGTGGAAGCTGGCACTACCGGCTATATGGGCAGCGACAGCGGTCACGGCGGTCGCACCTATTTCCGTATTCAGGACAGCGCCAGCACTGATATGGAAATCCGCACATTTGTGGATAAGCACGGCTGCTACGGCTTTGAAGTTTTCCTCGGCGGCGACTGTGAGCTGGAAACCACTATCCGGGCGCTGAAGTTTATCACCAAGGTGCTGGAGAAGGAATCTAAGGAGGTGTATGACTGATGTTTACTATCTACTCTGCTGATGTTACCGGCAATCCCGGCAACTGCTCCTATCCCCACAAACATGTGATTTTGGATGAGGCCAGTCTGAAATCTGCAATCAGCCACGACTATGTCTGCGCTGAATATCGCAACAGTTATCGTAACGGCGAAAACTTCATCGGCAGCGACTGTCTGCCGGTGGACTGCGATAACGACTATTCTGAAAATCCTGCTGACTGGATGACACCGGAGGATGTGATGTAGGCCTTTCCGGGCGTTACCTTTGCCATCCATTTCAGCCGCTTCCATAACCGTGAGAAAAACGGTAAGGCTGCAAGGCCCAAGTTCCATGTGCTGTTTCCGATTGAACACTGCACCGACGCTGCACTCTACAGCGATATGAAGAAGCTGGTCAATTCCATCTTCCCGTACTTTGATACGCAGGCACTGGATGCGGCACGTTTCTTCTTTGGCACTGCTACTGCCGAGGTAGCGCTCTATCCCGGACGCATGAATCTGACGGAGTTTCTCAATGAGGACCTGTTCGACGAATACCTGCCACAGGGCGACTTTGACCACTCCGTTATCCCGGAAGGAAGCCGCAATGCGACCATGAGCCGCTTTGCCGGTCACATTCATCAGCTGTTCGGCCTTGGCCTTGGAGGTGCTATCAAGGATGGTTTGAGCGCCTCTGTTCTTCATTTTGGTGAGCGCTTCCACAAGGTCGTTTCCGGCTTCCTTCAGCTGGCGACGGGTCAGTTCATGGGCAACGGCCTGCGCTCCCGGCTCGGATTCCTGCCAGTAGTGGTCAGAGTAGCGGATAAAGTGTGTGGCGGGAGAATAGCGCAGTTCGCTGGAGAAGTATTTTCCCAGCACCTCGGCCTGTCCCACATCGGAGTAATCCTCTGGCTTATAACAGGAAGGGTCGTTATATGCTTCCAGTGCCACATATCCATCCTGCTGGGAGAGCTTGGTGTAAAAACGCTGGGCCGAATGCCAGATAGTGGACAGCTCTGTATTATCCAGAGGCGGCACACATTTTGCAGCTTCCTCCAAGAAGGTCTGGTAGGCCTTTTCGGTATCGCCATATTTCTTGATGACACGGCAAGTCCACCTTCTGGAATGCGGTCTCTCGTGTGCTGGGCCTTTACAGCGGCAACATCTCTGCAGATACGCTGACTGTCGGCTGCCGCAGAAATATCAAACCGGAAATGGCCGAGGTCAAAGGCAAGCGTCTGCTCATCGCAGCAGAAATGCAGGAAGGCTCCCGCCTGAACGACTCCACCGTCAAGCAGCTCTGTTCTACCGACGATGTGTTTGCGGAGAAAAAGTATAAGGACCCGTTTTCCTTCAAGCCTTGTCACACGCTGGTACTGTATACCAACCACCTGCCTCGTGTCTCCGCTTCCGATGATGGTATCTGGCGTCGCCTTATCGTTATCCCGTTCAACGCAAAGATTACCGGCAAGAGCGACATCAAGAATTACGGCGAGTACCTGTTTGACAACGCCGGTGAAAGCATTCTGGCTTGGGTCATCGAAGGTGCAAAGAAGGTCATCGAGCTGGACTACCAGATTCCGGTTCCCGCTTGTGTGCAGAAGGCCATTGATGAATACCGTAACCAGAACGACTGGTTTGGCCACTTCCTTGCCGACAAGTGCGAGGTGGATGATTCCTACAAGGAAAGCTCCTCGGCGCTTTATCAGGCCTACCGAAATTACTCTCTGGACTGCAACGAGTATATCCGCAGCACGGCAGACTTCTACTTTGCGCTGGAGAAGGCTGGCTTTGAGCGTATCAAGGTCCACAACAAGCGCTACTTTAAGGGCCTGCGCCTGAGAGCAGAAAACGATGCTGAGGAAGATTTTCTGAACTGACAATACCGTAGGGGTAACCTCCATTAAGGTCATATACAAAAATTCTCTTAGGACTAAAAAAATCTGTTCTATAAAAAGTTTAGTAAATGACATAAAGGGAGGTTACCCACTCTACGAAAATTAGCGCTGACGGAGGTAACTGATGTTAGAAAAAACAATAGAACGCAAATTAACCGTGGCGGTCAAAAAGGCCGGTGGCATCGCTGTAAAGTTCGTGTCTCCGAGTTTCGACGGAATGCCCGACCGCCTTGTATTACTACCTGATGGCCTTATCGCTTTTGTGGAACTGAAGGCTCCCGGAAAACGCCCACGCCCTTTGCAGGAAGCACGACACCGGCTGCTGCGCTCCTTGGGCTTCAAGGTCTATGTGATAGATAAACCAGAACAGATTGGAGGAATGCTGGATGAACTTCAAACCGCACGATTACCAGAGCTACGCAATTGAATATATCGAAAACCATCCTGTATCCGCAGTTCTCCTCGATATGGGTCTTGGCAAAACAGTCATCTCCCTGACTGCCATCGCAGATCTGCTGTTTGACAGCTTTCTGGCCCATCGCATTCTGGTTATCGCTCCGCTTCGTGTGGCCCGTGATACTTGGCCTGCGGAGCTGAAGAAATGGACCCACCTAAACCACCTGACCTTCGCTGTTGCTGTGGGAACTCCAGCAGAGCGAAAAGCTTCTTTGATGGCCGGTGCCGACATCACCATTATCAATCGTGAAAATGTGCAATGGCTGATTGAGGACAGCGGCATCGCCTTTGACTTCGATACCGTGGTCATCGACGAGCTTTCCTCTTTCAAAAATCACCAGTCAAAACGCTTCAAGGCATTGTTGAAGGTCAGACCGAAAATCAAACGCATCATCGGCCTCACTGGTACACCAAGCTCCAACGGTCTCATGGACCTCTGGGCAGAGTTCCGACTGCTGGATATGGGCCAGCGCCTTGGCAGGTTTATCACGCAGTACCGAAACAACTACTTCATGCCGGACAAGCGCAACGGGCAAATCATCTACTCCTACAAACCGCTGCCCTATGCAGAGGAATCCATCTACCGACAGATTTCGGATATTACGATTTCCATGAAAAGTACCGATTACCTGCAGATGCCGGAGCTGATCTCTTCCCAATATGAGGTGCAGCTTTCCGAAGATGAGAAAAACCGCTACGAGCAGCTGAAAGCAGAATTGGTATTGCACCTTTCTGATGAAGAAATCACTGCTGCCAATGCCGCCTCTCTCACCGGGAAATTGGTGCAGCTGGCCAATGGTGCCATTTATACCGATACCGGCGATGTGGTGGAGTTCCATGACCGCAAGTTGGACGCTTTGGAGGATTTGATTGAATCCGCCAATGAAAAACCGGTGCTGGTGGCCTACTGGTTTAAGCACGACCTGCAGCGCATCAAAAAGCGCTTTGCTGTCCGGGAGCTGAAGTCCAGTAAGGATATCGAGGACTGGAACAACGGCAAAATCCCGGTAGCAGTCATCCATCCCGCTTCTGCCGGTCACGGACTCAATCTTCAGGCCGGAGGCTCCACACTTATTTGGTTTGGGCTGACATGGTCCTTGGAGTTGTACCAACAGACCAACGCCCGTCTCTGGCGACAGGGACAAACCGACCGTACCGTGGTGATCCAGCACATCATCACAAAAGGCACCATCGACGAGCGCATCTTAAAGGCCCTCTCCCAGAAAGAGCTGACACAGAATGCCCTGATTGATGCCGTAAAAGCCAATCTATGAAAATCAGCGACAAAAATCGACAATCCGAGGACTATCAAATTTTCGGAGGTGCGATATGAACGCAAAAGATTATTTAATGCAAGCCAAGTTTCTGGATATGCGTATCAATTCCAAAATTCAGCAGGTGGAGGCTCTGAACGACCTTGCTACCAGCGCCAGTTCGGTGCTGACGGGTATGCCTCGCAATCCCAACAAGGCCACTTCCAAAATGGCCGATGCTGTGGCAAAGATTGTAGACCTGCAAGCGGAAATCAACCATGACATTGATGAGCTGGTAGATTTGAAAAAAGAAATCTCCTACACCATCAAAGCGGTGCCAAGTCCAGAGCTGCAGACCTTATTGGAGAAGCGTTACCTGTGCTTTCAGTCTTGGGAAATCATCGCCGTGGATATGGGCTACAGTATGCACCACCTGTATAAGATCCATAATCAGGCCCTTGATATTTGCGACGGTATCCTGAAACGTGATACCTAAAGACATAGAATGATACCCGCTCCCTATGATATTATTATAATAGCGAAAAGCGAAAATCAGAAACGGCCTTGTGGGAGCAACCCCGCAGGGCTTTTTCTATGCCCTGAAGGAGGAATCACATGGGATACAGACAAGTAAGCTACCCCGAACAGGTGTGGTACATCCTTCGCTACTTTTTGATGGAAGGAGGAAAAAACAAGATGCCGAAGAAACCCAAGCGACCATGTTCCTATCCCGGCTGTCCAGAGCTTACGGACGGTAGGTTTTGTGAGAAGCATGAAAAGCAAGAGAATAAGCGCTACGAGAAATATGACCGTGACCCTGCCGTGCGCCGTCGTTATGGTCGTGCTTGGAAGCGTATCCGTGACAGCTATGTGCAGCAGCATCCTTTGTGCGAGCTGTGCCAAGAGAAAGGTCTGCTTGTTCCTACAGAAGAAGTCCACCACAAGGTCCCTCTCTCGGAAGGCGGCACACATGCGAGAGATAATCTGATTGCTCTTTGTAAGTCCTGCCATGCCAGAATCCATGCAGAGCGTGGTGATCGCTGGCACAATCATGACCGGTAGGGGCGGGTCAAATCTCTACGACCTTTATGCCGTGTAACGGGCGTGGGGTCTTACGCACAAAATCGCAGTTTCAAACGGGGTATATAAGGCCCTGCCAAAGGAGGTGTATGCAGATGGCTAAGGACGGTATCAACCGAGGCGGCGCTCGTGTTGGCGCAGGAGCCAAAAAGAAGCCCTTAGCTGAGAAAATCGCTGAAGGCAATCCGGGCAAACGAGCATTGACTGTCATTGACTTTGATAACCAGTCGGTCGATTTAGAAGGTCAAGCGATGCCCAAACCATCCAAGCTACTGTCTGCCAAACAGAAGGATGGTAAGAAGCTGGTCGCAGCGGATATTTACAAAAAGACATGGGACTGGCTTCACGAGCGTGGCTGTGCTGCTCTCGTATCTCCCCAGCTTCTGGAACGCTACGCCATGAGCGTAGCCCGCTGGATTCAGTGTGAAGAAGCAATCACTGAGTTCGGCTTTCTGGCAAAGCATCCGACTACCGGCAATGCAATCCAGTCGCCCTATGTGGCGATGAGCCAGAACTTCATGAGCCAGACCAACAGGCTCTGGATGGAAATCTACCAAATCGTAAAAGAAAATTGTGCCACGGAATACGGCGGTGCCACTCCACAGGACGATGTCATGGAGCGCCTTCTGATGGCAAGGAAAGGACTTTGATTATGAACATTTCTTATAAAACAGCCGAGAGTGTCTGCGCTGGACACCCGGACAAACTTTGTGACCTGATCGCCGACGCCATTCTGGACGAGTGCCTGAAAAAAGACCGCTACTCCCGTGTGGCCTGCGAGGTTATGGCGACAAAAGGAAAAATCTTTGTGTGCGGTGAAATCACCTGCTCCAAGAAAATCGACATCCGTATGGTGGTCCGTCAGACCCTTGCCAAGGTCGGATATAATCCTTTGAGGTTTATCGTTTTCATGTATGTGCATCGCCAGAGCGCTGACATTGCCGGTGGCGTAAACAAAGCGCTGGAAACCCGTGAGGTCGATACCGACGATATCTTCGCTTCTGTTGGTGCCGGTGACCAAGGCACTGTTTATGGTTATGCCACCAATGAGACATGGGCCAAGATGCCTACTCCCGTTATCTTCGTCAATGACCTGTGCAAGTGTCTGGACGAAGCAAGAAAAGACGGTACCATTCGTGATATCGGTCCTGACGGTAAAGCGCAGGTAACCGTCGAATACCACGATAGCAAGCCTGTCAGCGCAAAGAACATCATCGTTTCTGCGCAGCATAAGGAAAACAAAGATCTGGATGAGCTTCGCCGTGAAATCATCACCGAAATCATCTATCCTTTGCTCAGTCGCTATCACTTCCCGAAGGAAACGGAAATCCTCATCAATCCTTCCGGGCGCTTTGTGGAAGGTGGCCCTGCTGCCGATACCGGCCTCACTGGTCGTAAGCTGATGGTGGATACCTACGGTGGTCTTGCTGCCCACGGCGGCGGTGCCTTCTCCGGCAAAGACGCTACCAAGGTTGACCGCTCCGGCGCTTACATGGCCAGAGTCATTGCCCGTAATATCGTAGGCGCATGGCTGGCAGACAGATGTCAGGTAGTCATCTCCTATGCCATTGGCAAGGCCGAGCCTACTGCCGTTGAGATTGAGACCTTCGGCACTGAAAAGGTCGATGTGGACATTATCCACAAGGCTGTGATGGAGGTTTTCGACCTGCGTCCCGCTGCAATCATTTCTCTGTTGCACCTGCGCAGTCCCTACTTCTCCGAGACCACTGCCTATGGCCACTTCAACGGTTATAAAGGCGCTTGGGAGAATGTAGACAAGACCAAGGAGCTGGAAAAGGCGGTGAGAAAATATGCTGATTGAGAAGAAAAATACAGCCGACCTTCTGCCTGCCGACTATAATCCTCGTAAGGATTTGAAACCCGGCGACAAGGAATATGAAAAGCTGAAACGCTCCATTGAGCAGTTCGGCTATGTGGAGCCAGTCATCTGGAACAAGACCACTGGCCGTGTCGTTGGTGGTCACCAGCGTTTGAAAGTTCTCATCGACATGGGCATGACCGAAGTGGACTGCGTGGTCGTGGAGCTTTCCGAAGAAAAGGAAAAAGCGCTGAATGTGGCCCTCAATAAAATCAGCGGCGAATGGGACAACGACAAGTTGGCTCTGTTAATCGCTGATCTGCAAGGCACCGACTTCGATGTTTCTCTCACCGGCTTCGAGCCAGCGGAGCTTGAGGCCCTGTTCCGTGAGGATACCAAGAAAGGCGTCCATGATGACGATTTTGATGTGGAGGCAGAACTTCAGAAGCCGACCTTCTCCAAAGCCGGTGACCTGTGGCAGCATGAGCCTGTGCTGTTCGGCTGGAAGAAAGCCGGTAAGCATCAGTGGTACACAGGCCGCAAGGAAACCACCATCTGGGAATTTGATAAGCCTAAGAAAAACGGTGACCATCCGACCATGAAGCCGATCCCACTTCTGGCATATCCTATCATGAACTCCAGCATGGCAAACTCGCTGGTGCTTGACCCGTTTGGTGGCAGTGGCTCCACGCTGATTGCCTGCCAGCAGACAAACCGCATCTGCTACACCATTGAGTTGGACGAAAAGTTCTGCGATGTGATTGTGAAGCGCTACATTGAACAGGTCGGCTCCTCTGTCGGTGTCACTGTGGTCCGTGATGGTTTGACCTACAGCTATGAGGAAATCGCCTCGGCATAATTGGTAATCTACGCACACTCTAAGGGCGCAGAATTGGTACATTTATATCTCAAATATGACTTGCTATTTTGTGCCTTTAGAGTGATATATGTAGTACCAAATTTAAAGGAGGATTTCCCTATGAACATTACTTTGAACTCAACCGACCGCAAGCCTCTGGTCAAGGCCATCAGCGAACTGACCGGCGAAAAGGCAGTCTACATGAAGACACCTATCTACGCTTACAAAATTGGCGACTACACCGTCACCAGAGAAGGTAATCTGGAAGTGCCGGATGGCTTGGACGCAGAATCCCTGCAGCAGCTGAAAGACGCTCTGGAGAGCGCTGGCTATCAGCCGGAAGGCATTGAGGTTTCTGAAGCAACTGCCGAGGATTCCTCGGAAGATGAAATCACCGGCATCTGCATTTCCATGCCTCGCAGCCTTTTCGACGACGCCAACTTGGAAACCCTGAAAAACATCATCGCTGCAAAGCACAGCCTGATCTGCAAGGCGCTGGGTACGGACGACCTGCCGCTGGAGATTACCGATACAAAGGTTTCCTTTCCTTGGTTTCCCGGCCAACCGGATGCGGACAGCGTGAAGGCCTACGATACCTTTGTCTGCAAGCTCTGCGAAATGGCCCGAAACATGAAGCGCTCCAGCGCAACGGAGAAGCCGGTGGACAATGATAAGTACGCCTTCCGCTGCTTCCTCCTGCGCCTTGGCTTCATCGGTGCAGAATACAAAACAGAGCGCAAGATTCTCCTGAAGAATCTGACCGGATCTTCCGCTTTCAAAAGCGGTGCCAAGAAGGAGGTGGCCTGCGATGAAGTTTCCGAATAAAGCAGTAGTCGAACAAATCCGCAGCCAGTATCCTGCCGGTACCCGTGTGGAGCTGGTCCAGATGGACGATGCACAGGCTCCTCCGGTGGGTACGCTTGGTACCGTCTGGGGCGTGGATGATACCGGCTCCATCATGGTGCATTGGGATAACGGCTCTGGTCTGAATGTGGTCTACGGCATCGATGTTTGTCGAAAAGTGTCGAAATAATATACACAAAATCACCGGCAAAACATCGTGCAGTATTCTACGATTTATATCGCAGAAATGACTTGCTATTATGTGCTTTTAGAGCGAATATGTGTACTACCGAAAGGGAAAACACATTTTACGGAGGAACAACACCATGAAGAAAATTGAACTTTTTGAAAGAGCCATAGCAGAGCAGGCCGGAAGCCTGAAGGATTACGGAATCAACGGCACCATGTTCTGGGCTTATCGCAAGAGCATCGACGCAGGCAACGACCTGATTGATTTCAACGAGGTCATCTGGGACGAGGACATTGACGCCATCGCCGAGTGACTGCAGGAAAACGGCATCACCGAGGTGAACGCCAACTACACCGATTGGCAGACCAACCAGAGAGCCAGAATCCCGGCGATCCGCATGACTCGCCAGTAAGGAGGAACGCACAATGTGGAAAGAAGGCGCACTTAAGGTCTACGACAGCATTTTTCATTACTGGATGAAGGTTTACGACGGCCCATCGGAGTTCGGCATTAACGGCGGCAAGGTTAGCAAGCTGATGTTAAAGCGCAACGGCAGAATCGTATGCAATTACGACCGAGGCTGGGATGTGAAACCTGCGGACCCGGATACAGAACTTGCCGTAGAGCTTCTGCTTCACAGCAACAATTACTAAAAACCCAATAAAGCAGGGATTGAGCCGGATGGCTCTTTCTCTCGTAGTGCAGCCGACGGGCTGTATTTTTTATGCCCTTTTGAAAGGAGGAAGCGGCAATTGCGAAAACTTGAAAACTACACACTGACGAAGTTCATGTCTGCGGACTCCACCTACAATAAAAAATTGGCGGATTACGCAGTCAATTTTATAGAATGCCTCTGCCACACCAAAGGCACATGGGCCGGTAAGCCTTTTGAGCTGATTGACTGGCAGGAGCGCATTATCCGAGACATCTTCGGCACCATCAAACCCAACGGTTATCGACAATTCACGACAGCCTATGTGGAAATTCCTAAGAAGATGGGCAAGTCCGAGCTTGCCGCTGCGGTGGCCCTTTTGCTTACCTGCGGCGACGGTGAGGAACGTGCCGAGGTCTATGGCTGTGCAGCTGACCGCCAGCAGGCAACCATCGTTTTTGACGTGGCTGCTGATATGGTGCGTATGTGTCCTGCGCTGAATCGCCGTGTAAAAATTCTGGCCTCCCAGAAGCGTATCGTCTACCAGCCGACCAACAGCTTCTATCAGGTGCTGTCGGCAGAGGCATACAGTAAGCACGGCTTCAATATCCACGGTGTGGTATTTGATGAGCTGCACACGCAGCCGAATAGAAAACTCTTTGATGTTATGACCAAAGGCTCCGGTGACGCCAGAATGCAGCCTCTGTATTTCCTGATCACCACTGCCGGTACCAACACCAACTCCATCTGCTACGAAACCCACCAGAAGGCAAAGGATATCCTCGAAGGTCGAAAAATTGACCCGACCTTCTATCCGGTTATCTATGGCGCTGCCGAGGAGGATGACTGGACAGACCCGGAGGTCTGTAAGAAAGCGAATCCCTCCCTTGGCATTACGGTTGGCATCGATAAAGTACAGGCCGCTTGCGAATCGGCCCAGCAAAACCCTGCCGAAGAAAACGCCTTCAGGCAGCTCAGACTCAATCAATGGGTCAAGCAGGCAATCCGCTGGATGCCAATGGACAAATGGGACGCCTGCGCTTTCAAAGTAACTGAAGAATCCCTACGAGGCCGTGTATGCTACGGTGGATTGGACTTGTCCTCCACCACAGACATCACGGCTTTTGTATTGGTGTTCCCGCCACTGGACAAGGATGACAAATATGTGGTCCTTCCGTACTTCTGGATACCGGAAGATACGCTGGAGCTGCGAGTGCGCCGTGACCATGTTCCTTACGATGTTTGGGAGCGACAAGGCTTCCTGCAAACCACCGAGGGCAATGTGGTCCATTACGGTTACATCGAAAAGTTCATCGAGCAGCTGGGCGAAAAATACAACATTCGTGAAATCGCCTTTGACCGCTGGGGCGCTGTACAAATGGTGCAGAACTTGGAGGGCATGGGCTTTACGGTGGTGCCTTTTGGTCAGGGCTTTAAGGATATGTCTCCTCCGACCAAAGAACTGATGAAGCTGACCTTGGAGCAGAAAATCGCTCACGGAGGACATCCGGTGCTGCGCTGGATGATGGACAACATCTTCATCCGTACAGACCCTGCCAGAAACATCAAGGCCGACAAAGAAAAATCTACAGAGAAAATCGACGGTGCCGTGGCCACGATTATGGGTCTTGACCGTGCGATCCACTGTGGCATAAACACTGGCGCTTCTGTATATGATGAGCGAGGTATTCTGTTTATATGAGTATAATCTGTCCTGCTTCGGTTAAAAATGAAATAAAAGCATACTTTTTGCTTCTTTATTTCAAGTTCGTCCGCTAAAATGAAATATGGAATTTCTGAAATGAGGATATGAAAATGCATCGCCCTCCGATTTTTATGTCGTAACAAGTCGAAAATTTAAATTATTTTTGAAGTTTCGGACTTACAAGTTTGAAACTATTGACTTTTTCGGATTTTCGAGTATAATATAGATAAGAAAATTAGGAGGTGCATCATGGCTGAACTTATAAATCGCCCTGAGTATTTAAATAAGCTCATTCAGAATAGAGATGTGGATCTGGTCAAGATTGTAACCGGTATCCGCAGATGCGGAAAGTCATCACTGCTGGACTTGTTTCATCAACATCTGACCGACAATGGAGTACCTAACGCTAACATCATCCACATGAATCTGGAGTCGCTGCGTTATCGTAATCTCTCTGACTATCTCGCTTTCTACGACTATGTCAGTGAGCGTATTCCAAAAAGTGGAAAGACCTACTTGATCTTCGATGAACTTCAGGCCGTAAAGCATTGGGAAAAAGCTATCGAGTCCTTCCGTCTTGATTTTGATGTGGATATCTACATCACCGGCTCCAATGCATATTTGCTTTCCACGGAATTTTCCACACTGCTTTCCGGCAGATATGTAGAAATCCGTATGCTGCCATTATCTTTCAAGGAATTCCTAACCTTCTACGAGTTTGCACCATCTGTTACAGTAGAAGAAAAGTTCCAAAGATACTTACAGTTTGGTGGTATGCCGATTCTGAGAGAATATCAGTTCAACGAAGCACGAAGCAATCAAGCACTGGAAGGTATCTATTCCACTGTTGTGCTGCGTGATATTCTTCAGCGAAACAATCAAGCAGATCAGGGAATGTTGCAGAAAATCATGCTGTTCCTTTGCTCCAATATCGGAAGTATCACCTCTCCAAATAGCATCGGAAACGTGCTGTCTAACGAGGGAGACATTCAGACCGGTAAAGGAAAGAATGTTGCAGGCAAAACGGTAGATAAATATATCGCTATGCTGCGCAGTGCATTTATCTTCTACTCTGTGGGAAGATACGATGTAAAAGGTAAACAGCTGCTGAAAACATTAGGAAAGAACTACATTATTGATATGGGCTTCCGTAACATGCTTCTCGGCTACCGTGATGCAGACCGAGGCCACATCATCGAAAACATCGTGTTCTTGGAACTAATCCGACGTGACTACCGTGTGTATATCGGTAAAGTCGGTGAAACAGAAATTGACTTTGTTGCAGAGAAACCAAATGATAAGCTGTATATCCAAGTAACAGAAAGCATGCAGTCGCCGGAGACTCGTGAGCGAGAACTTAGACCGCTGCGCATGATTCCCGACAACTACGAAAAAATCGTATTGTCAATGGACAGAAACTATATCAATTCCTACGATGGTATCAAATCCTTATACCTGATTGATTGGCTGCTGTCCTAAATATAAAAGGGACCGATTCCCTTACACCATCATCGTTTCCCTTAAAACAAACACCTGTTTAAGGGAAAGTACAACTCATTAAGGCTAAGCATCTATCGGAAACGGTAGGTGCTTTTCTTATACCCATTTTTAGAAGGGAGCGTGATTTCCTATGGGAATTTTATCTGGAATATTTAAGGCCAGAGACAAGCCTACCAATGCAACTGCCGGAAGCGCCTATCGTTTTCTATTTGGCAATTCCACCTCCGGCAAAGCGGTGACTGAGCGCTCTGCTATGCAGATGACCGCAGTGTATTCCTGTGTGCGTATCTTGGCAGAGGCTGTGGCTGGTCTTCCGCTGCATCTGTATCGCTACACCGACACCGGTGGCAAAGAAAAAGCCATCGACCATCCGCTGTATGCGCTGCTTCATGATGAGCCGAATCCTGAAATGACCTCTTTCGTATTCAGGGAAACACTCATGACGCACCTGCTTTTGTGGGGCAACGCCTATGCGCAAATCATCCGCAACGGCAAAGGTGAAGTTGTGGCTCTGTACCCGCTGATGCCAAACTGTATGGTGGTTGACCGTGACGAACATGGCCAGCTCTACTACACCTACTACCGTGGTCAGGACGAAGCAATCCGAAATAAGGATACTGCCGTTATCCTGCAGCCTTCCGATGTGCTGCATATTCCGGGCCTCGGCTTTGACGGTCTCGTCGGCTACAGTCCCATTGCGATGGCAAAAAACGCTATCGGCATGGCAATCGCCTGTGAGGAATATGGTGCGAAGTTCTTCGCCAACGGTGCTACACCGGGCGGCATCTTGGAACATCCTGGCACCATCAAAGACCCACAGCGTGTGCGTGAAAGCTGGCAGTCCACCTTTGGCGGCAGCGGCAACGCAAATAAAGTAGCTGTTCTGGAAGAAGGCATGAAATACACGCCTATCTCCATTTCACCGGAACAGGCCCAATTCCTCGAAACGAGGAAATTCCAAATCAATGAAATTGCTCGAATTTTCCGTATCCCGCCTCACATGGTTGGCGATCTGGAGAAGTCGAACTTTTCTAATATTGAGCAGCAGTCTTTGGAATTTGTGAAATACACCTTGGAGCCTTGGCTCGTTAGGTGGGAGCAATCGATGATTCGAGCGCTGGTTTCCCATTCCGAGAAGGCTGCTTATTTTATCAAGTTCAATGTGGACGGACTGCTCCGTGGCGATTACCAAAGCCGTATGAACGGTTACGCCATCGGCAGACAGAACGGCTGGATGAGCACAAACGACATCCGTGAACTTGAGAACTTAGACCGTATCCCTGCCGAAGAAGGCGGTGCCGCAGTCAGCGCCATTATGACCATTGTGCAGACCCTGATTGATAACCTGCCGCTTCTGGTGGAGGCTGCTGTACAGCTTGTGGTTTCCTTGGTGGAAGGCATCGGCTCTGCTTTGCCTCAGCTCATTCCGGCTGCGGTGCAGGCAATTATCACCATAGTGCAGGGTCTGATTGAAAACCTACCGATGATTTTGGATGCAGCCTTGCAGCTGATTATGGGCCTTGCTGAGGGACTGCTGACCACAATCCCGATTTTGATTGAGGCACTCCCTTCCATCATTCTGGCTATCGTAGATTTTGTGATTAGAGCCATTCCGCAGATTATCGACGCAGGCATTCAGCTTTTGACCTCGTTGGTATCTGCGCTGCCGGATATTATTACGGCAATCGTGGCGGCAATCCCGCAAATCATCGGCTCCATCGTAAATGCGCTGATAAACAGTATCCCGCAAATCGTGCAGGCCGGTGTGCAGCTTTTGATTTCGCTGATTAAAAACCTGCCGACCATCATTGTGGAAATTGTAAAGGCCGTGCCGCAGATCATCTCCGGTCTGGTATCTGCCTTTGGCAAGGGCGTCTCTCAGCTTGCCGACGTGGGCGCTAACCTTGTACGAGGCCTGTGGCAAGGCGCAGTTCACGCTCTCTCCAAGGCAGTTTATTGATGTGGACGGTAATCCCTGCCAGCCGGATAAAGGCTTCAAGCTGACCTGCGAAATGCTGCGCAGAAAACCGGACTCGGCACTGATTTGGTACGAGGATTTCCGTGACGATACTATTCTCCCGTCCAGCTACTGGACCACGCTCTCCGGCGAATGGGATGTATGGCAAGAGTCCCTGCCTTATGGCGATACCAGCAGGCCTTACTCCCAGCTGGAAGGCGAAGGTCAGCTTGCATGGCTGTACAGCGGCTTTGATGATATCCATCTTCGTGCAAGGCTTGCCTTTCCTGCGGACGGTGGCGGCAGGGCCGGTATCTTCTGCGGCAGTCTGTTCTGCTGCTTAAATTACGATACCCAGCAGGTGGAGCTTTACAACGGTTCCACGCTTCTTGGCAGCTATGCGACCAGCTTCTCCAAGACCAGCTTCTCCAAGACCAGCGATGCAGACCTGCGCACCGATCCCAACATGTACACTATTGAGATGCGCATTCGTGGAAATAAGGTCAGAGTCTATTCCAGTAACTCCTATACCTTGCACTTTACGGCCACGGTCAGCGGCTTTAGCGGCGGCTACGCTGACTTCCGATGTGGAAGAAAGCTCTACTCGGTTACAGTGACACCAAAGGACATCAATGTCTGGGTGTCGAGGATGTTTCTTGGCGACACTGACGGCTTTTCTATTCTGTATTATCAGGATGTGGACTCGCTGGTCTATTGGACCAATGAAGCAGCCTATCGCTGGGAGCTACGAGGCATCGCCATCTGGTCCCTTGGGCAGGAAGACATGAGGCTATGGGAAGCGCTGCCAAAACAAATATAACTTTGAGACAGAGGGCTGTTTACCTGACCGGTAAGCGGCCTTTTGCAATATCAAAAAAGAAATGGAGGATTTCATTATGAAGGAATTTTGGGCATGGGTCGGAGGGGGGGTGCAAAAGTGAGCTTCCAAGCGCTTACCATGCCGCCATACCAAAGTCAGGCCCGCTGGCGAGCTATATTGCCAAGCCCACTGAAAACTGAAAAAGCCCGGAAAGGCCCATTATCAGGCTTTCCGGGCATAGATACAAAAACAGCCCTCCAAATCGGAAGGCTGTTTTTGTATTAAAGTTTGTCCCTTAATATGCTGCCAAAGAATTGCTTGAAAAACGAGGAAGTAAATCAAGGGAGGGCAGGAAATACTCTCAGCATTATTGGCATAGCAGCTGCATTAATCGTTCTAAATACGGTACTATAAAGAAAATGAATGTCAATGGAATTGAGGTTGGCTGCGATAACAAATTTATAACTGAAAATTTTTTAAATACCTGTATGAAATATGTTTTGAAGTACGTACAAAACGAAAGAACGTGTATCACAGAGCAGCTGTTGGATGACATAAAAACTATGCAGCGAACATCTGCGGCAATAGATACAAAGCCCATTCAGGATAAGATTGACAGTATTTTAAGGAAAAAGCACAATGCCATCGACTTAATGCTTGAAGGCATTATCTCAAAGGATGATTTAAAGACACAGGTTGATATATATGACGCTGAAATAAACAAGCTTACCACTCAGATCTCGAATAATAAGGATATTGACGCCTTTCATCGAAAACAGCTTGACGGAATAAAAGCATATATTGAACAGATAAATCGTACTAAAGATGTGGATATAACCAGCTTTGAGGTTTATAACTCAATGCTGAAAAAGATTGTTGTTCACGGCAACAATCTGATTGACTTTTATCTTATCTGTGTACCTTTTGGTTTTCATTTACATTATTTAAATGAAAGAATCCCTCATACACATAACAAATTTGCGGTTACTGTTGATAGCTGCGAAATAATTTCTGAGTAG